ATGTCTTTATCAAATGGATTATGTTGCTGGGATATTATGGAATCGTAACATAATCTTGCAAGGTCTGGTTTACTCGATGTTAGGATTGCTACTAGGAGTCGCATTGTATTTGATTGGTTATGGAATCAAATAGAATGGAATGTTTATGTTTTTGGGGGAGTTATTAGTTTTCTATGATAATAACTTCTTAATTTCCCTAATAAAACATTTCCACAATTTCCACTGTCTTTTCGGTAGGATGTTCAATCCAGTATTGTATTTGCTTTTTCAGACAATCTATCCTCTCATTCCATTCAGATTCTTTAGTTTTCATGATTTGCATGACACCTAACTTGTTGACTTTCCAGCAAGATTTAATCAGTACATTATCTTGATTCGTATAGTCATCCGGATTGAATCGGATGAACACAATGGGTCGATGTTGCAAATCTTGTGATAATTCCATCAATCGTTTGTGTTCACAACTGCAATCATAATCAGTATGTTTATTTTCATCGACCTCTACAATAATAATATGTGACCCAAGGTCTAATAATAAATCGGGACGTCTTTTGGAACATCCATCTTGGACTTTCTTGTCGGCGACCCACGTGAAATGTGGAAATGCTTCCGTGATACAATCTACGACGCATTTTTCTTTGGTTTTGTAGTTTCTCGTGTTAGGTTTATCGGGGAATAGATTGACGAAACATCTTAGACAGTAACCTTCGTATTTTTTGTTTGTTGACATGGTTTCGCACCAAGATGATTTGCATAACCCAGAACCTCCACATTCTTTACAGTAATATTTTAGTTTTTTATGTCTGCAAATTTCTGAACCTCCACACTCAATGCACCGGTACTTTATTTTATTGTGTTCGCAATACGCGGACCCTTCGCATTCTCGACAATGAGTTTTTGTTATATTATGCATACAAAATGCAGATCCTCCACATTCTTTGCAATGAGTTTTTCTTTTTTTATGTTTACAAATTTCAGCACCGCCACAAGTTTCGCATCGACGTTTTAATCTATTATGTTCGCAAAATGCGTTTTTACTGCATTGTCTACATTGATTTTTTTGTATTTTGTGAACGCAATATGCAGAACCACCACATTCTTTGCAGTGTGTTTTTATTTTTGTGTGTTCACAAATTGCAGAACCACCGCAGTCTACACAATGTGTTTTTATTTTGTGGTGTTCACAAATCGTAGAACTTCCACATTCCTTACAACGCGTTTTTATGATTTTGTGTACACATATTGCTGAACCTCCACAGTATACGCAGTGTGTTTTTATTTTTTTATGTTCGCAAAATAAAGAACTATTACAGTCTATGCAACAACTTTTTATTTTGTCGTGATCGCAAATTTGTGAATCACCACATTCTCTACATCGTGGTTTTTGTTTACCATGAACACAAAATACTGAAGCATCACATTCCCTACAAATATATTTATTTTTGTTGTGTTTGCAAAAAACCGAACCTCCGCAGTCTCTACAGCAATCTTTTCTTTTACCGTGTGGACATTTCGGTCTTTGTGGTTTACAAGGAATACAAGTATCATTCATATTTGCGATTTTATAAATATAAAGACATCACTTTAATTATATTTTGCAAATAGTTAGTAAATTAGAGTAAATAAATTATATAGGTTGTCGCTAATATATACTATGTCGTCGTTTGGCATCTTGAACCGCATTCATTTCTCGACAATGTTTACATGTTTTGGTTTCCTTTGTCCCAGATAAAAAATCGGATGGGTCTTTTGCATGACAACATGTAGGACAAATCTTACGACCATCTTCAGTAATAGGATTTTTTGCAGCGAGGTGTCTTCTTCTTGAATCCCCTGCTCTTTCAGTTTCCAAACAGTTCTGGCACTTTGCAAATGTATAATAACTGTCTAATTGTGCTCGACATCCACGAATATGATTAAAACATGTTTTTTTCCCGAGTTCGCGCGTTTGATTTACAAACAATTGTAATTGATGTTTTCCGCAATACTCATTTTCTTCTGATCTTTTAAAACTACATTCTGGATAAGAACATTTTACAACTTCTTTTTTGACCCTTGACTTTGTTCTGGTTCTACATGAATCACAGTGTTTGAATTCGTAATCCGGTGGGAAATAATACATTTTCCGACAACCTGTGCAAACTTTTTGCGCTTCTAACATTTCAGGTGTATATTCATTCATATACTGGTGGAATTTGCAAAACCTAGAACCATTGCCTAATGCGGTTTTTTTGCAAGGAGTATTGTATTGAATTTTTGCGAGGCAATTCATTTTTAATTTATTTATTATTTACAATAATTACTTTATATCATTTGCACGAATAATGATTGGAATGGATATACTGTTATTTGAATTATGCTGGGTATGTATCAAAAATGTTTTCTTCTAATAAAAACATTTTTTGTTGATTTTTATTTTTTATGATATTTTTAAAATTTTGTATGCCCGCAAACCGAGCAGAAATTTTTGCATAATTACCCTAATTACTATACGCAACGCCCGCCATTCCACTCATTACTCTTAGTACGTTATAATTGACTGCATACACACGGACCTTGGCAGTGCTTGTTCCGGACACAGTGGGACTGGAGAGAACCAACTGGAGAACAGCATTGTCAATGCGCGAGAAGTTGCAGGTGCCAGAGGGTTGGTGCTCCTCAGGGCGGAGGGCAAAGGAATACACGTTGATTCCAGTGTCGGGGTGGCGACTGTGGTGCTGGAAGGGTTGCACGATGTCGAAGTAGGTACCCTCACGCTCAGAGAAGCGGTCCTGTCCGTTCAACTGCAACTTAGCAGTGACGACGGGGTTCTCGCCCCAGCAGTGCATGTCCAAGGCAGTCTCGGCAAGCACGAAGGTGCCGGCATCAGAGACAGAGGAACCAGAGACGGGAACATCACCGGGGTTGCTGAACTCGAGTGAGTTTCCAGCAGATGCCCATTGTCCGGCACTGGCAGAAGCGACGGCAGAAGCACCAAGGACGGTGTCAATGGCACCTCCCATCTGGAAAAGACCGGAAGCGTTGATGAAGTTGGCAGAACCGGATGTCTCAAGAGGACCTCCAAAGGCGTGGATAGCGTTGGGAAGGGCATCAATGGCATCAGTGTAGTTGAAGGGTTGGGCACCAAGGGTCTTGTAGAGGGTCTGTCCACCCTCGAGGGATGAGCAGTAGTCCACGTTGGCATCGGGTTGAACAACCCAGATGAGTTCCTTGCAGGGGTGGTTGAAGTTCAACTTGATCTTGTTGCTGGAAGAACCGACGGACTCATCACCAGTGAACTGGAGTTGCTCGATGAGGTACTCGTGGGGGTTCTGGGCGAACTTGCGGCGCTCATCCGTGTCCAAGAACACGTAGTCGATGTAGAGCGAGGCAGCAACCAGGGATTGCTGGTACGCCTGGGGAACAGAGACAGTTCCAGTTGATGCGACCAAGTTCTGGACAGCCCACAAGCACTCACCGATGGGGCGGAAATCGATGTTGATCTTGACTTCGTGAAACTGTACATTCACGTTTACCCCTCCTTTCGGAGTATTTATGCAGGGAAACCAATGGTTTCCCCTGCCACCCCTTCCTTTTGACGTCAAGAATATCAAACGGGGTAGTAGCAATGGATTTTATTCCACGCAGGGATTAGAACTATACCTTATCCAATCATTGAAGATGATTAGTCTTCTCATGGCCATATCCGTCTAGTCGTTGAACCTTTCTCATGCCCTTATCATTTCGGGGTTAGAGACTTGGCTGCTGATTGTCTATTTCAGTCATCTTTATGACATTATACTTTACATTTTCACTATACACGAGTTGATTCTCGTCCATTGGAATGTTTCCAAACCAATTTAGTAGCAAAGTCTTTAAGAGTTTCCAGCAATTTGGATATGTCGCTGCACGAACCTTCCTACAATTACTTTAATATGTAAAAGTGCAAAGGAGGGTTTAAAAGGGAACCATTGGTTCCCTTTAACATGCAACTAGCATCTGGGTATGATGACAGATGTCATCCCGAGACCCCAACAAATTTTCTCTAAAGCAGTGCTCGGATGCTTTAGGTTGGATACTTTTGCGCCCTACAGTTTTCAAGGCGATAAGAGGCAATGCAAGACCGGGGTTGCGGTTGAACCAGAACAACAAAGGAATGTACAGAGTTGTCTCAGGGAGAGAGTTGCGGGGAGCGCACACCTGAGAGGGACCACCACTGGAAGCGCAGGGACCAGTGACATCAGCGAATGTGGGGTCAGTGATGTAGGTCAACTGGGTGGTGTGACCGATCATCTTGTAGTAACCCTTCTGCTGCTCAGAGGAGAGGGTCAACTGGTTCCAGACGTGCATCCAGTCACCATACTGACGGTCAATTCTCTGACCACCAATCTCGACCTCAACCTGGGCAATGAGTTGTTCACCGGGGAAATCCAACCAACGGGCATAGACAGCACCATTGGTCGACTTCATTCCCTGGTTGATCTCAGGGAGAGTCACCTGGAGGTAGGTGCGGAACGCCATATCGCCGTTACGGGCGATAGTGCAAGTCACACGGCGACCAAAATCGGCCTGACCGGAGAATGTCTGTTCGATGCTTTCCATGGCAAAGTTTGTGTGGCGACGGTAAGATACCTTCCAGAAGGTAATTTCGGGGGTTCCTGTAAGGAAAACGTCCTGTGCGCCGTAGGCGACCAATTGCATAAGTGCTCCTCCCATTTCGGTTCGGTTTAATTATATTATGCCTAAATAAAATAAAAGTGCCGAGACATAAAATTTCTGTCAAAACGTACTAGTGGTTTAAAAATCCAGGATTTTCTGCAAACCCGGTACCGGTATACTTCGCAAATAAATATACGATAATACTGCAAATATTATTATTCGGTCTTATGACTAGACGCTAACTCCAGGTCACCCCCGAAATCGAGGCGTTCATATTTTCGGACAAAAATCGTTCTAAATATCCGTCTTTGAAAATCTTTTTGCATCCTTCGTGGCGTTTTGTAAAAATATAGGAACCTCTACGTTTTTTCACTTTCCATCCATTTTCGAGAGCATTCATTATGAAAGCGCACTTCTGCATTGTCTTTTCGGTTGGTAATGTACCGGATATAAATGTTGCCATGTTAAGACGGAGTTTGTTATTTTATATACTACGTATTCAAACAGTATATAAACCTTACACGAATTCGTGCATTATTTTTAACGTCTGGTCATATGGAGTTTTGCCTATAGAACTATTCGTATTTTCCATTGCCTATATGACTAGGACGTTAAAATCCTCTATGTGGGATTATTAAAATCCTCTATGTGGGATTATTAAAATCCTCTATGTGGGATTATTAAAATCCTCCCGGGAATCTGACCAGGTTGAGACCAATGCCCAATCCAGCGCCATTTCTCGCGGACGAACCCATCGCAGGAACGAACACATCCAAGACCGCGAATGTGGCAGCAGCAGTCAAGGCAATGATGACGATTTCTTCAGTGCTGAGTCTGCCAACCTTGGGGATGGCATAAGCAGCAATAGCAACAACAAGACCTTCGATAATGTACTTGATAGCACGGCGAACAAGTTCTCCAAAATTTACAACGCTCATTTCGTTAAAGTATAGTATACTAGACGAAAATATATTATCTTACGTGAAGTCCTAGTTGCACGAACACATAATGAGTCGTGTATAGAATCGACATTGCATTTCAAACATTACCTCATAGGTGTCCAAATATGTATTCGCATTAAATGATTTAAACCAATACCTCTAAATCCTTTCATAGATCTGATTTGATTAAAATGTCATTCGAACGAAAAACTCTACCAAACGGAAAAACGAACCCTAAATATGTTGATTTATGCGATGAAGATACACCTCTTGCTGGTCAAAAGTTTGCCTGCCTCAGTTTCGTATCCCCTGAAAACATTCTAAAGAAACGCGAAGGGTTCCTATTTGACGAATTCATCAAACAATGGGAATTCACTAAATCCATGTCGAAGTTCGGCGATTTCCTCAATTTCGTCGCCTACAAGTACGGTGCTAAAATCGAGGATTTAACCGCGGATTTTAATGAATTCGCTAAATCGGAAGAAGCAAAGTTGCGAGAGGAGGAGTTCGAATCGCACTTTAAGACATTTTGCGACAAGAATGAGGAGCAATTGAATCTGAGATTTAGCAGAGAGCATGCGTTCCAGACTTCGACACGTGGACTCAAGGTCCGTGGGGTATTCAATACGCAGGAGGAGGCGGAATTGCGCTGCAAGAAATTGCGCGAAACCGACCCCAACCATGATATCTTCGTAGGACCGGTGGGGATGTGGATTCCTTGGGACCCGGATGCTTACAAGACTGGACGCGTCGAGTTCATGGAGGAGGAGTTGAACCAGTTGCACAGCGAGAAGTTGAAGAACGAGGAGCGTGCGAAACAGGCGTTCGATCAGCGAGTGAAGGATGCGAAGAAGAAGGCAATTATGGAGAATATCGAGTTGGCAAAGAAGAGCGGCAATGTGTTGACACAGACCATTGATGAGGAGGGCAATTTGATTGGTGTGAACCAGAAGGTGAATTTCGATGAGCGTGAGGCAGCAGAGACGGATAATTCGGATGCTCATGCTCAACAGTTGCGGGAGGCGCTAGAGAATGTTGCGAAGACTGACAATAGGTGAACCCCCTCAAACAACATAAATAAAATTACATAAACATTTTCCGACAATTTATGTAATTTGCACCATAGAATGCAGCAACCCATCATCTATATAATACTAAAAAACGGATATTATATCCCATTCCTGTTTCCTCTCGTCTATTTTTACACCCAAAATGTCCTCCTCTCAACCAACCTAACACTCAAACTGTTTCCTGCCAACTACATGTTCTGGTATTCCCACAAGTTCGACTTGTCGTTTGCCGACCGACGATACAATCAACTCAAACAGATTGTGAGGTTTACGGATACGGGGTATTTGGTATCGATTCTTGCTATACAATCACCCTCTTATATTCCGAATGCATTTAACATTCATTTTGCAATCACATTCGGGTATTGGATTGCGAAAGTTGTATTAGGACTCGATGATGTAGACCGGACGAATGGACCGACATATTCCATGAATTATGAGAGGTTCTGGGGTGCACTCGTACACGGCACTCCTCTCGCCATATTACTGCAAAAAATAATATCGACCGATATACGAAAAGACACATGTCCTTATTACTTTAGTCCACAAACACTGCAAATATCTTATGTGTGGTTGTGGGTCTGGTTTTTTGGTATGTATTTGCCGTGGCGTATTCGAACGGGAGACCCGGTGTATAGTTTTATGGATTTGCGGAACCCTCATTGGCATAAGGTTGGTGGAATGGTGATGATGCATGGATTGTTGTGGGCGGCGAATGGATTGGGGAGGGTTATATATGAAATTGAATAAGTAGGTCTTAACGTCTGGTCATATGGGCAAAAAACCTCCCTCAGCGAATCACAAGTTTACAGAAGGGAACCAAATGCAAACGCTGTATAGGAGGATTGCTCCACCGGTGGAGAAATCCTCCCTTCGGGAAATCAGACGTTAATGAAATGTACATTTACCGACGTCTTTTGGTTCGACGTTGTTTCCTTGATTTTTTAAAACCGCGCTTGGATTTATAACGTGTTTTCTTTCCGCCTATTTCAGTATTTCCCGGGTTGGGTCTTTCTTTGCCCGGTTCGGTTATTGTGTACGGGTCTCCATATTTTTTAATTAGGTTAATTGCCGTGTTCTGTTTCGCGACATCACGTGAAACCACGCCCGTGTATGTACTTCGTGTTGTAAATAATTCGATTGCATTTTTGTAATCTTCAAACATTTTTGTGTAAATATTATCTTTTTGTCTTGCATAATTAGTTAATATTTGAAATGATTCGGAAGTATATTCTCGATAATTAAAAACAAATATCGCTTTGAATAGATTCATTTTATCTGTATCTTTATCTGGAATAGGGGAGTCTCTCAATACATATTTGAATATATCAACATATTTGTTTACAATATCGCGTTCGGTTTGAAAACTGTAGTAAATCATGCGTCCGACTGCATACAAGTCTAAATTCAAACATAAATGACTGAAACGAGTTAATGTAGGGTCTAAGAACCCTATACTACCTTTAATTGTAAAGTGGTCTGACAAACATATATCATTTGTATATAAAACGTGTTCGACGAGTAAGGGTTTAGAAATAAATTGCGCAAAACCAAAATCGAGTAATTTTACGTTGTTGTTATCATCCATACGAACATTATCGAATTTTATGTCTAAATGAGCATACCCATTTTTATGCATAATTTTCAATATATTCAACAATTGATTAAACTTTTCGGTCTTTTGGACAACGTCATATTTTGTCACGGTTGGTAAGTCAAATGAATTTGGAAGATATTCCATAATTGCATATGCACCTTGGTCTTTTTTAGAATGGGTGTTTGAGTATGTTCCAAAATCGTATATTTTACAAATACCATCTTTTAACCCAGCATCCATCGATCTTAATAATTCCTGCATAAGCAACCCATACATTTCAGATTTCCAACATTTTCCTTCTGTACAATATGTCAATCGCAATATATATTTATTCTCACCTTTTGTTAAAATATATGCGTTGTTAAACGATCCTCTTCCTCCATCCGTCATTGATTTTATTGAGTCGAATTCTTTTCCGATTTTTTCGCATATAGTGTCTTTTGGTATATCAACCAAGTGATGAAGGGTTTTCATATCTTTTAGTTCAATGATTGCGATTTCTTGAGATTCTTTACTACACCAAGATTTTATCGAAATTTCACCATACACATTTTTAACATCTTCATCCCAACTTTTTATTTTAAGACGTTCAAACCCGCTTTGTCCGAAAACAGTAAAATAATTTCGTATATTATTTGTAAACGTTTTTTCTTTGAGCGTAATTGTTGTATATTTTCTTGCGTTAGTATTAGAATCGAATAGTGAATATGATAACTCTCCTCCGGTGCCTTTCTCACATTTAACCCAATCGCCATTGAAACTACTATAAGAACTAACTAATTTTCCTAAAACAATCATGGACTGTTCGTCTGTAAATATATCATTTAAAACGGTAACTACTCCTATTGACTCTGGTTTACCATTACTCCCTCTTTGAAATACGTTAAATTTTTTCGACATATCATAATATAATATTTATTTATAATAAATATACCGCTGGTTGTGTCAATTAAATAGATAATTTGTTACTAATAAGAGGGACATTCGCTTCGCTTAGTCCCGCAAAAAGGGAGGGTATTAACCAGTATTTTGGTATGTATTTGCCGTGGCGTATTCGAACGGGAGACCAGGTGTATAGTTTTATGGACCCAAACCCCCCGATTATGTTCAAAATTGAGGGAATTTTACTCATTCATGGATTGTTGGCAATTTCTAATGTTTTAGGAAGGTATATACATGTCGTCGTCGCAAATCAATACTGAAAAACTCCCTGAAGTTAACGTCTGGTCATATGGGCAAATACCCATATGACCATCGTATATGACTAGTTGCATTTTCCGTTGCTATAAGATAACTGCCCTTCAGGCAGTTATTGAAGGGCAACAAAAAATACGACTAGACATTAAAGAGACCGAAGAACTCGTGTCTGAAGAAAAGAGACCAACCGATGTGGCGGAAACAGAGGTAGACGCACTGAACAATAATAAGGTGGATGTGGAAATTGAACCTGATGTGAAGTCGAATGATGTCAAGTTGAGTTTGTGTTCATTGTCTTGTGTTTTCAATTGTTTTTCGGGGAATCGTCCTGTTAATAAAAAATAGATTTCAATATATATTTTTGGAAATATATTGAAATATTGAAACTCGAGCAACCAAATACGAAGTGCGACTCCCGGAGGGCGTAGGATGTGGGAAATTAAATACGAAGTGCAGGAGCAACTACCCAATGAGTTGCTCCTGAAAATGAACGCGGATTTATCGTCTTCTTTTTGTTAGACGATTTTTCTTTGATTTTTTGGCATTGTAAACTGTTTTTCGTTCGGTGTAGATTTTATGTAAAGATTTCTTTTTATTCAAAATCCACCGACGTTTATCGGTTTTCCATTTTCTACTTTTTTTGCCTCCCGAATTTATATTAGTAGTGCCATCTTGAAATTGTTTTTGAATCGAATTATCTATTGGTTCGGGTATCTTTTGTTTAACTTTCTTTATATTTTCTTTGATATAATCTTTAAATTCAGAACATATATTGTTGTATTTTTTTTTAACTTTTAAGTCAAAACGACTACTATCTTCAAGTGGTTTACACTTTTCGTTATACTCTTCTGAAATTTTGTTTAAATCTTCAATGTATGGGGTTAAACCGTTTTTACTAGTAGATTCGTTATCAATAAGATACATAATTATCTGAATTTTCATATCGGTTATATATTTTTCAATTTTTTGTAGAAAAAACAAATTGTATTCTTCAACTTCCAGTATAAGTGCGGGTGTTGTTATTTCTGTATCTTCTTTATCAAGTGTTTTATACTGTTCATTATACCAGTTTAAAATCATATTTAAATCTTTCAGTGCTTTTTCTATTTCTTCTTTAGTATTAAGTTTGTGATATAAAATTTCATCTATTATATAATCATAATAGTTTAAAAGGTCTAATTTTATTTGATTATTTATGCTATTTCCAATATAGGACGACTTCTTCGTATGATACTTTTGAATATTTATAATAAATCGTTTTATTTCGCCAGAAATTGGGTTATGATTTATTCCTAATAAATTTCTAAATTTAGTAATTATTGATAGTTTAAAATAAACTACAGTACGATTGATTTTGAATTCATCATTTTTGAGTTCTAGTATTAAAGTTTGATTAATCATAAGTCTGTTTAATTTTTTTATTTTTTCTATGTCATCGAGATTCAATAAAATTTCTCCAATAAATTCAGTACTATTACCAAATACGAAATCATCAGAACTATGATATAACTTGAACTTAAATGCCGATTGTGGGTATTTTTTTGTTAAGTCTGTTATGAATTCTTCTAACTTCGTTATATTATCAATTTTGTTCGACATTATATATAATTATATAATTATATATTTTATTATCAACCACAAATTTTGTATTAGCACCCTTCACCATTTGGACTTCTTCACCGTCACCTGTGGTCCCGCATTCTTCTTCTTTGCCTTGCTCGCATCAAACTCATCCTCATCATCGCTACACAATTCCTTCGATTTCTCCCAGAACTCCTTGCTCCCCAATTTGAACGCAGGACGATTTTCTGCCTTGTACCAATAAATCTGCTCATTGATCTTGCTTGATTTCGCATTATTATGGATAACCAAGCACTCATAATTCTCCGTCGTCTGGTCCATCACTGAACAAAACAGTTCCAGCGTAGGAAACATACTCGCGTAATTTTCCCAGATTCTCCGCCTATTCCCTAAGGTAGGTTCTCGCAATACAAACACATAATCGATATTGGTTCGCAAAGCAGGAGGAACGCCGAGAGGATACTGCATTGTAATAATCAACATGACTTTCCAGTGCCGTCCATTCATGAAAAGCATGCGCATCAGTTCATCCCGTGCCCAACTCGCGTCATAGAGACAATCGTCCAATATCACAAAAGCACGCGGGTCAATCGTTGCCCTCTTGTACTGCTCCATCTCCGAGTTAAACCGCTTCACCACCTGGTGTTGTCGTCGCAAAATTTTATCAATCAATACGGTGTTGTATTTCTGATGGATAAATAATTTAGGGACGATTTGAGAGTAAAAATTGTTGACGATTTCCGTCCCTGAAATGACTAACCCGACCGGAATATCCTGGTGATGATACAGCAAATCCTTTACCAAAAACGATTTTCCGGTATCACGGCGACCTATTAGAACAATGACGGGTCCTTTGTTTTCTTCTGGTTTAAAGGTAATCCAGCGCATATCGAATTTTTTGAGGTCTAGATTCATTTCGTATTCGTCGTGGTTGAGAGGATGATACAATAAATAGATATTTTCAGAAACAACTCTTAACGACCAGACCTCGAGTGATTAGCAAAACAAGAATGCTGTCCGTAAAGATAACCACAAATAGTTCTTTGGTCCTAAATATACGTCTCCAGCAACTTTAGCAAATACCGATTAAATGTCACTGCCCTCTCAATTTCATTCTACTACGGAACCTCTACGTAAAACACCCATGACAAGTGACCCATTACAGATCAATTACCGAAAAATAAAGAATCTAGATCTTGCCGGTTTAGCAAAACAATACGAGGTGACGGAAGATGATATTGCCAACCAATACAACCCCTTCATTGTCTCCGAAATCCAGTCGTTTAGTCCTCTCTACACCGATTTTTTCGTCTTGAACGAATCAAACTACAATCGGGTTGGACTCAATCACCCACACTATGTAGAGGATGAGACGTTTGACAGACCCTACTTTGTCAAGTCGTCGCCTCTCCTTGATCCGATCCACTATTTAGTGGGAAAGTATCAACATAACAAAAACCTCCTTGTTCTCCCTACCCTCTCCAATCGCGACAAATGTTTTGCAAAAATCGCGGATAAACAGAACGCTTCCTATGTCGACGGGTTCTTTTCCTTCTTGAGCAGCAAATTAAAAGAGCAGCACAATATGCTAAATGCCATCGACTTCTACGGGTCTCATTTAGCAGTTCAGAAAGTGTTTAAAGCGACCGTTACCGACGACCTAGATTATTTGCAGCAATCGAATTATTTCATGGACCATATTGGTAAGGGTGTTACCATAAGTTGCGGGACAAACGTTGACCGGTTTGACGATTTTGCGGGGATAGGCGGGTCGCGCGCCAACAAGAAGCGACTTGTTTTGGAGGAGGAAATGGATGCTTCTGATTTAGGGATTGATGTGTTGGACGTCGCATCTTCGTCCTCTCAGACAATCGAACCGACAGAGGAGAATATTTCATGTGAATATGAAAAGTCGGAGACTTCTGATTCGGAAAGTGGTTCAACTTACAGTTCGGAGTCGAATGAATCCTCTAAGTCTGGATCAGACGAGTCCTCTAGATCAGGTTCTGACGATTCCGCTAGATCAGACGAGTCCTCTGGTTCAGACTCGGACTCTGAAGATTCCTTGGGTTCGGACGAGTCCTTGGGTTCGGACGAGTCCTTAGAGGCATACGCCTACATCGAAAATTTCCCCGCAAATCTCATCTTCCTCGAAAAATGCGACGGGACCCTCGACCAACTCTTCATGGACCAGGAAATCAACGAGGATTCCGGCGCTGCCTATTTAATGCAAATCATCATGACACTCATCGCATTCCAGAAAGCATTCCACTTCACCCACAATGACCTCCATACCAACAACATCATGTATATCAACACGGACATTGAATATTTATATTACAAATACGATAACCGGTTCTACCGGGTGCCAACCTATGGAAAAATCTTCAAAATTATCGATTTCGGGCGCGCCATTTACCGGTTCAAGGACCAAATTTATTGCAGCGACAGTTTTGCACCGAAGGGCGATGCCCATTCGCAATACAATACAGAACCGTATTTCAACGAGAAACGACCGCGTATAGAACCGAACCCGAGTTTCGATTTGTGTAGGTTGGGCACGTCCATATACGATTTCATTATTCAGGACGAAGATGATCCTCGTGATGAATTTCAGGAGACCATTTACCGTTGGTGTCTGGATGATAATGGAAGGAATGTGATGTATCGCCGGGATGGAGAGGAGAGGTATCCTGGATTCAAATTGTACAAGATGATTGCGCGTAATGTTCACGGGCACACGCCGCAAGAACAGTTGAAATATCCGATTTTTTCGCAGTTTTTGATGGATCCGAGGGAGGCAGCGAAATTGGACTTGACGGAAGTTCGGCAATATGGACTGAATTTGGATTTAGTGGAGCGGGAGTATGTGTAATATTTGCTATTTTATCAAGGATGCTATTTTGTTTTTGGGATATATTTTGTACAAAATAAAAATTACTAAATACCCGAGCATAAATTCGGTCAAGTCAATCAATGTATTCGTATCGCGTGGGTATTTTAACTGGTATACACCGAAAAACAACACAACCCACCAGAAATAAAATCCGAGTATTCCGAAAACGAAATGCCAGAATGAATTGAATCCGTCAGTGAATAAATCGCGCATCTATATACTTCTGCTACAATCGAAAATTGATTCATAGATTGCAAATATTATATAAACGTATTATCCCACGTTTACATAAAGTTTTTCCAATAGTAACAAATGATGCTCGATAATACGAAAGAACCGTCTCCGAATATAGACAAGAAACACAAAAAAATCCCCCTCCTCATCGACTCCCTCACTCCTGACCAACTCGAGTCTTACCGTCTCCGTATCTGCTCCGAACTCCCTGAATATTCCACCGACGACCCGAATTACGAAATCGTCTACAAAATCATCGACGACCAACCTGCCGACTACGTGCGTGCAATTCAAGAGCAAGAAATCCTGAAAACCCGTCTCAAGTTGGCAGACCCCAAAACGGGACGAACCAAATCGCTCCGAAGTTTCACGGAAATATGGGAGGACCCAAAGTCGAGTTTAGCACAAGAGGTTCTCGCATCAAGCGACCCCAATGAAGCGAAATGGAGTCTCACCAGAAAATACAACTACAAGATTGCAACCACATTCATGCCGATGTATGCCAAATCCATATACGAGTATTTTGGGGCATCCAGGGTCCTTGACCCTTGTATGGGATGGGGTGATCGCATGTGTGGTGCATTAGCATCTACATGTGTCAAAAAATATGTCGGATTCGACCCAAATACAAATCTGGTAGAAGGATACACGAAAATCCAACATGATTTTGGGCATAGTGTCACTATTCATGAGGATAGACACATCAAGTTCGATAGTGGATATGATATTTATTCAGTTCCATTTGAAAATTGTGATTCATGGTTGAAAGAGGAGCAGTTCGATTTCGCCTTCACGAGTCCGCCATTCTTCGACTATGAGGAGTATCATCCTAAAAACCCGAAATACCGCGATTGGTATCGAGAATTCTATGAACCTCTGTTTAAGTTGACGGAGAAGCATTTATACGCGAATTCATTCTTTGCAATCCATATTGATGATACATCTGCGGGTAAGATTCGCGATTTTCTGTTTAAGAGGGTGCAAGAAATAACGAGTTTCAAGTATCGTGGGAAAATAGGATTGGTGGGAGGAAAATCGGGTAAAATCCGGAATGTGTATTTGTTCCAGAAATCAATTCCACTCTAATGACTAGACGCAAGGGCAAATGCCCGAGCATTTTGTGATGTCGGATGAATAAATCAATTCCGCTCCAAGGGCGAATGCCCGAGCATTTTGTGAGGTCGGATGAATAAATCAATTCCGCTTGAGGTCGGATGCCCGAGCATTTTGTGAGGTCGGATGAATAAAGGGCGCGTAGCGCCCTTCGTCAAAAGGTTTGTTAAAGGTTTGTTTGAGCGTTTCCAAAGGTTTGTTAGTCTGCATTTGAGCGAAATTGCGCGTCAAAACTCAACATCCCCAGTCTGCAGAATAATATATAACTTTTTTACTCAAAAATGGAAAACATGCTTATCGTCGCAATCATCACAACCCTTATTTTTTGTGTATTCAAATTCATCGAAATACGATTCATCGACAAACAGAAGGAGATGAAACCTCTCAAGTTTTTTGTGAGAGACCTAGTTTTGGTGTTTGTCAGTTCTTTAGCAGGAGGGTTCTTCTTTTTCAATTCGAATAAACAGATCAGCGAGTTTGTGAATACGATTACGGATACGAAGGTGATACAGGAGGGGGCAGCACAAGTATTTACTGACGCACCTGGGTTTTAACGCGTAACACGTACCTGGGGTCTAACGCGTAACGCGTACCTGGGGTCTAACGCGTAACGCATATATATTTTGTTGTTTACGCCACACAACAAAATAAAGAATCCCAAGTAATAATTACAGACCCCTTCAATAAAATGAGATTTTACAACAAAACCACGTTGGTACCGAATCTAGATGAGTTATACTTGCTTCTCGTTAAAGGTCCTATCATAAATTCAAACTGTTTGTTCTGCGTTGGTCCTAGAATCGCATTCGAACACAATCAAAAAGACAACAAAAATTCGATTCGAATATGGAAAACGACCTCCATATTTGACTACTGGTACGGGGAATTCACTGACCCAGGAAGCACATTTATTGCCGCATTCGATTATACTGTTCATACTTCGCCTCCACAAAATTATATCAAAATCGAGTATCTAGGTTTGAATGACGGCGAAAATGGCAATTTACACAAAGAACCTCTCGACCCAATTACATCACAAGAACTCAATGAAAATCTTCTCAAATTTACCGAAAAAGTCGCAAAAACGAATTCCATTTCAAAGATAGTTGTAGACGTTCATAGCAATCTTCATCTATACAAAAAATACTACGAAAACAATGGATTCCAATTAATGTCTAGTCATATACGATGGTCATATGGGTATTTGCCCATATGACCAGACGTTAACCGACCGAAAATGCAACAATAATCCGTATTGGTTGGAAGCAGAGAAATACGTATAAATTACATAAAACTGATACAAAGGTAATCGGGTAAATGAATCCCATAAAATGAACGAACAATTAATAGCAAGAAACAACGAAATCCTCTCGCGATTCAAAGTAGTTGCTTTAAGGAAACGGTTAAAAAATGAATTGGACAAAATGTACAAAAATTACGACCAAATAGATGTAGAAGAAACGGAAAAAGGTGAAGCGCAAGTAACTATCTACAATATCGAACCGGATGACAGGTTACAGACTTACGGATTCATAATAACACGAGATTACCCCTTTCGCCCTCCCACGATATTTTTCCAAAACCGACCTTACCTTGAGTTCCTAAGAACCAGATATATATCTAAAAACGGCAAAGACATATTCCGAAAAGTGACAGGTCAGAATTGTTTTTGTTGTTCGTCGTTAAACTGCGGCGACAATTGGAGTCCAGGCATTACACTCGAAAAACTCATAGCAGAAATACAGTCTTACAAAAAGAAGAAACGCGATATCGTAAACAAAATCATGGCAGATAAAATCAAGGCGCGATATTTGATAGACGACATCGACCTAGATTCGTGGTTGTTTTGAACCTGAATCGGATTTCCTATAAGAGTCAGGGGTTATATGCCAGAGTTTACGAAGGTGTATTGATGTCTCCTTATTTTCTATATGAAAACAGTTCACATCAATATAATATTTTTGATATTAATCATCTTATTTAGTTGTCTTGTATATTCCGCATACAAGTTATTTTCCAGAGAGAATGAAGAACCCTCCATAAATTATAGAACAGAAACGTTTGAAAATGAGGAATGTACCACTGATTGCGCATTCACAAGTTGTGCGATGCGAAATGGTGTAAACTCGGAAATAGATATGAATTCCAAGAATATAGTAGGTTATATACATGTTTACCAAAAAGGGGAATGGAAACAGAGTTATGACATGCTTATGACTAGTATAAAAGAATCCGGACTATACGAAAATATAAAAGAAATACGTTTGGGTGTGGTTTCTGATGATTCGAAATTAATACCGTATGAGAGGTTTAATGACAAAAAGGTTAAAATTATATACATCAGAAATGCAAAAGAATATGAACGCCCGACTTTATTACATATGAAAAAAAGTAGTTACGAAGACGATTCCAACACTTTGTATTTTTATTTACATACAAAAGGGATAAGGTGGTATGGAACGAAACATGAACCAAAAGTATTAGAATGGATACAATCCATGTTGGATTGTAATATTACAAATTGGAAAAATGTGATAAACATATTAGGTGAAAAAGAAACGTATGGTTGTAATTATAACGGAATTCATTACTCTGGAAACTTTTGGTGGGCAACTTCAAAACACATACAAAAATTGTCAGATGTTATTCCGGAATACTACACTGCACCAGAAGACTGGGTATTAACAAATAAAGATAATATGTACTGTTATAAAAACTGTGGAGATGATTTCGTTGTTCCTTATGACCCAGAAATGTACTAATATGCAATGAATAATACAAAAATCATATAAAACATTGTTTTTCATATACTATAAAAACAATGTGTGGAATTTTTGCGGTGTTTCTTTCAAACAAGACCGCCCAAGCATACCCCTATATTTTAAATGGTCTTACTGTCCTTCAACATAGGGGTCAAGACGCCGCAGGAATTCATACATGCGACGACGAACAGACCCACAAACGAAAAAATATAGGAAAAGTGGATAAAGTGTTTGACCGTGTATCGCATACCGAGTTACCCGGGAATTACGGAGTAGGGCATGTGCGTTATTGTACCGCGGGTTCCCTCTCCGTCGACTCTGCCCAACCTCTCAATAGCGACAAAATATCACTTGTCCACAATGGGAATCTGACAAACACGGAAGATTTGGTCAAGTTTCTGCATCAATTCGGCGAAAATATCGCTACAGATGTATCCGATTCTCAGTTATTATTGCAGGTATTTGATTTTGTTTTGCGAATGCATACTGAGTTTCCGATATTAACGAATACCGCAATATTCTGTACCATGAATGTCGTTATGCAATTATGCAAAGGGTCGTTTTCGGTTGCAGTAATGATTCGCGGGTTCGGTCTTGTGGTGTTTAGAGACCCGCGCGGGATTCGTCCTCTCTGTATGGGTAAGCGTGCGGACGAGTTTACGGGTAAGCGTGCGGACGAGTTTACGGGTAAGCGCGCGGACGAGTTTACGAATGGAGGATACGGATATGCCTTTGCATCCGAGAGCGTCGCGCTCCAATCTGTCGGGTTTGACCTGATTGGCAATGTTTTACCCGGTGAATGTGTGATTGTCAACGCGCATGGAATTTCCCGTGAAATCATCAACACCCATATTGCACATACTCCATGCTTATTCGAGTACATTTATTTTGCCAGACCCGAATCCATCATCGACGGAATCCTCGTCTACCAAGCACGAAAAAACATGGGCGAAGCATTAGCGAAAAAAATCCTACGGGATTATCCCAATATACTTGCAGATATAGATGTCGTCATGCCCGTACCCGATTCTGCACGTATTTCTGCTCTCCGTGCCTCCTATATTCTGCAAAAAACATATTGCGAAGGTCTTATTAAAAATGCCTATGTCGGACGGACGTTCATCATGCCCTCTCAACAAGAGCGCAAACGGTCCCTCAAGATGAAGTTGAATACGATAGACCAGGAATTCCAGGACAAGGTCGTTTTGGTCATTGACGATTCGATTGTCAGGGGGAATACGTCCAAGCAAATAGTCGAAATTGTCCGTAAAGCAGGAGCAAAACGGATAATATTTGCGAGTATTGCGCCGCCTGTAAGACACGCAAATATATATGGAATCGCGATACCTACTGAATCGGAATTAATTGCGTCTGATAATAAAACAGACGAGGAAATTGCCGCGCGAATAGGCGCAGATATGGTCATTTATAATAGTCTGGAAGATGTCGTCAACGCATGCAACGAGTGCAACGGTCGAATCCATTCAGGTGTGAGAGGATTTGAGGTGTCTTGTTTTTCTATCACATAATCTCTTCGAAATCCAGTTTCAAATCATCGTCAAACGATTTCGGGTTTAAATCCGTAATTCCCAGATCGCCCAAATCAAGTGGGTCGTCATTTATGGTAATGCGGTCAAGCGGCATTTCATCGTCGCCATCGTCCGCCCCTTCCTCTTCCAATTTGCGCTGCAAATTACGTGCAGCACTAATTTCCTCCAACCTCTCAATGTTCTTAGGAGCGACGATTTCTTCGCGTCCATTTTCGCCGCCAAACGCTTCGTCGACATCATTGAACGCCAACCTCGTTACCACTGGTTTTGTGTCCAAATCCGCGATAGCAGGAACCAGTGATGGCGGAGATTCTTCCGGCGGGAATTCGGGCACATTATCCTCTGAACCTTCCGTTCCTTGTGCTGCGCCAAGAATCTGCCCTTCTTCCTTAATGGGTTCAATGACCACTTCCTCCTCTTGTTCCACCGACTCATCCAAATAAGCACGGATAATTGCCTCCGTAGGAATGCTCTCGCGCACCGCAGCAAGAATACATTCCTGTACAATCAATTCCAATTCGCGGTTGTGTTTTTGCACCATGAGAGGATTCACGTTCTTCTCGAACAAATATACGTTCGTATACGACTTTCGCGCAGCATGAATATATGCCTTATGCAAAAAAGCGTCCAATTTAGGGATACTAATATCGATTTTCTTCTGCTTGTTTCCTACTCGAATACACGTCAATGTTTTCAGTTGAATCACATGAACACAGGTAATCAAATCCTCTAAATATCCACACCCGCTCCTCTCAATTATTCGTTTGCGTTCGTCTTCGATGATCTCCGCATTCCATTTTGGTACTCTGCAAAGTAGATTCTGGAAAGTCATCAAATACTTTGATGCTTCGTCATTCTCCACCGACATTTTCCATGCCTCGTTGAAAATCGATTTCAGTCCTTCAATGATGAGAGGTGTCAGGATATTGACTAAACGCGCACACCATTCGTCGCGGGAAGAATGCAAATTCGAAACAGTGAAATCGTCCATTGATACAAAGTCCTATAGTTTGAAATGATTTCTATCTAGTGACCATTTGTACGCAGAAATAAATCAACATTATATATTATGCCAGACTCATCAAATTCGTCTACGTCACAAGCATCCGAATCATCAGCAGAAGAATCATCCAAACAGTCATCTAAAAAATACGATTCGAAGTCAACGTCTAGAACAAAAACCCCTCCTGGAAAAGATTCAAAAATGTCTGTCCCAACCCCCGATTATATTGCTGCAACTGAAACATGGGACTTACGCAATGGTCGTCTTCAAAATGTTGCTCCCGTAGAAATGCCGTTTGGTTACAAACGAAATATCATAGGTCAATTCGAAGAACTAACCAGCACACATAAAGTAGCGGAACTAGAAAAACTCCTCCAGACAAACAAACAGACCGTTGTCGACCCAACTTGTGTGCGCACTACCTCTAACTGGGGAACCATCGCGAATCATAATAAATTCGACAAACCCGAATTCGATGCCAAGAAGACGGCAAAAGACCTCTCTTATAGGTCGCCTAAACTTGCCAAGATTCTGCAAAATATCCGTAAATTCGATCGAGAGGACGAGGCGCGGTATGGACGCCGGTTCAAGCATTTCATTTTCTCCGATATCAAGAGTACACAGGGCGCAAAAGCAGTTGCTGCTGCTCTCCTCTCCGAAGGGTATAATCTTGGGTACAATACAATTCCGCTTGTGGTCGGAAAATCTAATAAAAAAGACAAGAAAATCCAAATAACCGTGAAATCCGAAGAAGAATTGCTTAAAACAAAGGGCAAGAATTTCTTTCTCCTCTCGTCTGTCAGTATTTACGGCGAACCTCTCCGCGTTGCCGTGAAGAAAGACGCTTTAAAAAAATTTAACTCGCGCCCCGACAACGTCTACGGCGACCTTGCCCATATCATCGTCATGGACAGTGGATTCAAGGAAGGAATCGACCTCTTCGACATCAAATACGTCCATATTTTCGAACCACAGACGACCGCATCGGACCAGAAACAAGTGATTGGGCGCGGAACGCGTACTTGTGGACAGAAGGGACTGCAGTTTAACCCGCGTCAAGGGTGGCCGCTCTACGTCATGAAATACGACCTCTCCATCGCCCCCGAATACCGCCCCGATTTCCACGGTGCAGAGACCGCATTCCAATATTATTTGCAGAGTAAGAACATCGACATTCGTCTTCTCAATTTAGCGACGAGTTTGGAGGCACTTGCGATTAAAGGGTCGGTGGATTACCGACTGAACAAACCGATTCACCAATTTTCGGCAGATGAAAACGCGGCGTTGTCGAGAGGAGGTGGCGATCGCAATGTCGATAGCAATGTCGATCGCTCCAAAAACAGTTATGTAACAGAAATATTCACCGGAGGAACGAATTCCGACGACGACAATGAGTCAGAGGGAGAGGGAGAGGAGGAAATCGTAGTTCAAGGGACGAAAGGACCCGGCGGACGAGTAACCGCAGAAGAAAACCTCCGTATCAAGTTGATGCGAAATTCGAAACCCGGCAAAAAATACAAGGCAGTCAAACGATATATCAAAAAATACTTCAGCGAGAACAAGTGGCCGCCAGTGACCATGGAGAATTTGTGCGGATATGAAGGACCGCCTTTGTCTGCCCCCATGCAAAAATCACTCGATGTTGTTCCTGCACCAAAAGTACAAGTCGCAAAAAAACCGATTAAATCTTTGACAGGAGGAGCGCCCAATCTCATCAAACTATCCCCCACCCAAGAATTCATCAGTACCTATTTCACTGCAGCAAATCCGATTAAAGGTATGGTTCTCTGGCAATCCGTCGGTACCGGCAAAACATGTACTGCGATTGCCACTGCCACCCGTCAATTCGAACCTCTCGGATATACCATCCTCTGGGTCACCCGCACCACTCTCAAGAACGATATCTGGAAAAACATGTTCGATATGGTCTGTCACGAGGATATCCGCGATAAAGTCCAGGCAGGTATTCCCATTCCGGAAGATATGCCAGGAAGAATGCGTCTCCTCTCGAAATCCTGGGGAGTCCGACCCATTTCCTACAAACAATTTAGCAATCTGGTTTCCCAGAACAATCAATATTACGACCAACTGGTGAAACGCAATGGTGAACTCGATCCTCTCCGCAAAACGCTTTTGATCATCGACGAAGCACATAAATTGTATGGAGGCGGCGACCTCTCGTCCATCGAGCGTCCAGATATGCCTGCTTTCCACCGAGCACTCATGAATTCGTATGCGGTTTCTGGGAAAGATTCTGTCCGTGTTCTTTTCATGACTGCCACGCCCATCACGGAGAATCCTCTCGAATTGGTCAAACTCGTTAATTTGTGCCGACCTGCGGAGCAGCAAATCCCTACTGAATTCGAGGAGTTTGCGGACCGATTCCTGGATGACAAAGGCGATTTCACCGATGTGGGCAGTAAGATGTTCCTGGATGATATTGCAGGACATATCAGTTATTTGAATCGAGAGGGCGATGTCCGCCAGTTCGCGCGCCCGATTTTGCGAGAGGTTCAGGTGCCTCTCGTCGACGCGAAAACCGCAAAAGATATTGACGATTTCGATGTCGTCGGTGCATCTCTTCTCGATAAGCATGCCGATGCCCTAAAGACGACGGTGGATGAAGCAAGATCGAAATACGATACTGCTTTAGAGGGGTTCACGAAGGGGAATACTGCCAAAGTAGAGAAGGTTTGCATGGACTATCCGGAAGAGCAGCGCGATGCCTGTTATAAACTTGCCAAACGCTACACGAGCAAGATGATAAAGACCGCGAAGGAAAAGGCGAAAGAATGGAAAGACCAGATGGCAGATTTAGCGAAAGACTGGAAAACCGCGAAAAAGATGAAATCCGACAAGTTCCGGTTTGTCCGCCAGACGCGAAAAGACAATCCGTTAGAGTTCAAAGAGTACCAGAGGTCGACTTACTACAAACTGAAAGAATGCGAGAAAGAATGGAAAGATGCGCCGAATTTCGACAAATTCTTGGAAACACAACCTGTCTTCTCTAGAGCAAAAGATTTAGAGGATACAGTGAAAGAGGAATTGGCGAATGTTGAACTGCAATTGAAATCCGACGTGTCCTCTCAACAAAAACGGATTCGTTCCTATAATCATTTGCTGAAAACCGATTTGACACCTCTTGAGACGCGGGTGGTGCGAAGTAGTATAGCAGATGCAAAAAAGCGGTTGGAAAAAACAAAGAAGCGGAATGTGATATGGTTGAAGCGAATGACTGTACGGGCAAATTCTGCGACGGAGCGCCTCAAGAGGTTTCAAAAAGATGCGAAAAAAGAAATCCGGAAAGTCATCAAAGAGCAGGTACGAGAGGAGAAACAAATTGCTAGAGAGGAAGCAAAAGAGCGTAAACTGGAGGAAACTGCGGATGCCGATTTGACGGATACATTCAAGGAGAGTCTGAAAGAAGCACAGGACGCGGTACGAGCAGAAATGACTGCAAAATTAGATAAATTTGCTGCCAAAGCAGCGAAACGGGCAGCAGCACAAGAAAAGAAACAGAATGCCGCAACAAGAAAACTCGACAAAGAACGAGAGAAAGAGGAGAGGAAGAAAGCGAATGCAACACGTAAACAAAGAGTTGCATTAGACAAAGAAGCAGAAAAACAGCAAAAAGAAGCAGAAAAACAGCAAAAAGTAAAAGAGAAAGAAGAAGAGAAGCAGCGTAAATTGAGGGAAAAGGAACAGGCAAAAGCAGATAAAAAAGCAAAGAAGTAATTTGCTATTTTTTTCCACGATAAAGGTAGTTTATCATGAAAAGCATAAGGAGTTTTTCGCAGCGAAACTGGGGTTTTATTTGGTAGAATCGCATGACGGCACGGTGATATTCTTGTTCGGACCAGAGGTCGCGTTGGGTTTTGACGTGAAGCATGAGGTCGAGGCAGGAGATGCCGGATTCGTAGAGCAAATCAATATGGCGAAATAGAGAGGACAGTTCGAATGTATGGGGTAATATGGATGAATCTGGAACCAAGTTAAAATGCGGGTTTCGAAGGGAACCATCTGATGTAGAATTGAAAGGAGGGGTTCGAAGGGACGAATCTGGTACCAAGTTAAAAGGAGGGTTTCGAAGGGACGAATCTGGTACCAAGTTAAAAGGAGGGTTTCGAAGGGAACCTTGGTTCCCTTGTTTGAACTGTTGCGACAATACGTATTGATGCAAATTAATAGAAGGTCCATTCTCCACGACATTCGGTTCCGGCACAAAAATATCACAGAACCGCGACAAAATCGGGTTCAACAACTTGTCCTTGTTTTCGACAACAATGAAAAACCGCGTATTGTAACTGAATAGTTCAATGCATCGCCGCAAAGCAGACTGAGCATCAACGGTCAAGTGGTGCGCATTAAGAAGCGTAATCACTTTGAATTCGCTCGATTTCCCCCCATCTACGTTCGATTTCGTCTGCGCGTTTGCTTTAGCAAAAAATTTCAACTCCTCTCGAATAAACTGAATTCCTTTGCCGTGTGAACAGTTGACGGTCATGACGTGGGTTTTCATCTTGACGCGGTCCCCTCCGTAAATCCTCTGAATAAATTCGCGGACAAGGGTCTGTTTTCCCGACCCAGACGGTCCATGAAATATAATATGCGGTATTTTATTTTTCGCGATGAATTCATCCAGTCTTCGAATAATGTTTTCGTGGATAGGAAGACGGATTATATTGCTGAGTTGGTTCGAATCTGAAGATGGTTGAGAGGATGTAGTATTTAAAAACGGGTTTTGTTCCGAAGTTGACGATTTAGGTTCGAAATTACGAATAAATTCAGACGGATTAAAACTTGAAAATGACATGTTTTGAATTATGTCTTTTATTCGATTATATTTATGTGAGTTGACAACGCAAATATAATCCCGGCGTCTAAAATAATGGACGAAACAAAACATATTATTGCAATCCCATCCTCTACAGATCCCCCTTCCTCTCATCCGAACCCAAAAATACCCCGCAAAAAAATCGTATCTCAATCCGACCAATGGACTGCCATTTCCGAACAATATTCCACCCAAGAAACTCAATGCGCAATACTCACGAGTCTCCATTCGGGGTCACCCTACCCAGACCAGACCGCAATAAATATATTGCGGACCCATTTAAAGACCAAGCAGTCGGGATATCGGTCGCAAGATACAATCAAAAAGTTATACGACCCGACTAGATTTATACAACTTCCGGACCTTATCCATTTATTGGTCACTTCGAACCTCTCGTGTTTTTATTGTAAGAAATGGACAACGCTTTTTTACGAAAATGTACGCGACCCTCGCCAGTGGTCATTGGAGCGCCTCTCGAATGCCGAGGGTCATAATCGCGACAATGTGGTGATTGCTTGTTTAGAATGCAATATGCGTCGACGAACCATGTACTATGAGAGGTATATTGCGACGAAACAGTTGAAAGTGAATAAATTAGATGGTCCATCGTAAACAACATAAATATTCTATTGCAAACATAAAGCAATAGGATGCCGATACCGAACATGGTTTTTAGCGGGTTATTGACGGGACTCATGCTTGACGTCTAGTCATATGGGGATTTTCCCATATGACTAGCGTATATGCCTATTCGTGTTTTGTGTTGATGAAGGGAAACACAAAATACGACTAGACATCGAACTATTGATACCGAATGACGACTCGACGTTGATAAATGGACGTCGCCTGAGTAGACGCCATTTTATTTTTGGAGGAATATGTTTTGCTGCTTGGTTGTCTTATTTGCAAAATCGAAATAAAATTGAATGACTTTTATGCCGAATTCGAATATTCTTCATACACCCACTCTACCGTCAATTATTCTAAATTATCAAAACAAAACCATGTCTTCTCTAATTCGCACCGAAAATATTCAAACTACGATTTCTGCAATCAACGGAGATTTCTCTGGGCGCAAAGGCAGTCACGACTACGACGATAATAAACCGATTCATATTCATCGCCGAAATCGTGCGTTTGTATGGAATGCACAAATGCAGGAAAGTTGTCTCGACAGTATTTTGAAGGGGTATTATATTCCGCCCATTATTTGTGGTTCGCAAATCAAACCAACCGGGTCTGGTGGATATACAGAGCGCCGCGAAGTGATGGAAGGGGGTAACCGCATAACAACATTCCGCAGAATACTGAATGGGAATGTGCGCGAATTGACCGATGCAGAACGTCGCATCGTCGAATCCCATCCAATCACGCTGGTCGTCATGCGAAACCTTACCAGCAAACAAACGCGTGAAATGTTTCGTCGTTTAAACCGTAACGTGCGGGTTAGCGACGGTCAAATGTATTCCATGTCAGAGGAAGATTCGCCATTAGTGCGAGAGGCGTTGGCACTTTTGAATGATGCCGACTATCCCCTGAGAACACAAATAACCGAGTATTTCTTTGATACGCAAAATCGCGACAGTGACTCCAAACCGAACTTGGAGAATGCGGTTGCTTTGGTGTCTGGTGCTATTTATGGAGAAGAGTTTATTACGAGATCGTTTTCCAGACAAGAAGAACACGTTGAAAGTCAGGAACCGATCAACCGTGCAGCAGTCGTATCGATATTAGGATACGTGTTCGACGTGTTTCGACAGGCAAATCTAATCGTCAATCTGACGGACGGGAGAAAGAAGAAGGCGCAATGGCCGGTAGGAAGATATCTAGGCGCGATCCTATATGACATCCTGATGAACCGAGGATATATTCCACAAGTTCAGCAAAAATGGGCAATCTATCTCGGAAAGGTTCGTAACGATGAACCAAATGCGAATGAAGCAGTTGCAGTTCCTGGCGCGCAAAACATGAATGTCGACAGACTAAACCGTATCAGTAAAAAAGTGGACGTATACATCAAAACAGGTAGGATACTTACAAAAGAGGAACTGGACGTCATCATTCATCCGATCCATACGTATGTCGAGTCAGATAGCGAGGACCAAGAAGATAGTGGTGATGACCGCGACCACGACGAAGCATAATATAATGACAATAAGGTAACAAGGTAAGGCACATAAACATTGTAATTTTTTATGCTGAGAAGACGAATACGCAACGATATAAATATTTTGTAATAGTAATAGTAAAAATGGAATTCGACTTACGAGATTCTCTCCACGATGCTTCATTGAATCTCCCTTGTATTCAAGGTTCCGGGGCACGGCACCCAATCGATGGAAACATAGGGATGGGTAAATTGCCCTCTTCCTATTTGACGACTTTAGAAGAGATCGCATCCGAGTATGTATCTCAGATTCCAGATAAGACCGCAACAACACACCATACGTATTACACGGATTTGAAAGGGCATATGCGAACAAATTTCGAGAAGATACAATATTCGGATATTTGGCAAGAGTTGAGAGTCGGCGCATTCGAATCGCCAAATTCATTTGCGGCAGTTCTACGCAACATGGTCGAAATGAACGAGATTTACTACTCGAACCCGAAACCGAACTTCGAGAACGGACCCCTGTATGGAGCAGCAGCAAATTTAATACCACATCGCGATTGTATTTTGTTTTATTTCCCGGGAATACGTGTTTATCGTGCGATTATCGGCACGACAGATGGGAATCGCGATACGGTCACCGAGTTCATCACCCATGGATGTGAGAAGTGCTTGAACAAGGGCGATTATATGGTCTTTGATTTTGACCGCACATTACACCGAGTCAAGAAAACCGGACAGACTCCAACCCCCCGCATTTTATTGAAACTCCATTTTTTGGCATGTGATATGCAATACGCGAAATTCCCAGGGTCTAGATATTATATCGACTTTGCGTATTTTTGCTACGTGTTGTATTACCGGATCGCGAGATATACGGAACAACTGGGAACCGACCCGAAAACGTTCGTCGGGTTCTTTTTCGGTATACTGTGGGAGTATCCGTTTTATCCGAGGGTTCGATACGCGATTGCGTCCACCTATTTGGGCGTCATTACTTTTCTGCCAAAAACACACGGGATTCCTTTTGGCGTCGGAAATATTCGAGAGGTTATCGCATATTCAGTGCTCGATATGAGCATTCTCTATGTATGCGTAGTTTTATGGTTCTTGTTTTCACATAAAACAATATCTTTTATAAAAGAAGATAAATGATTGGTGTGAGAGTATATAAAGACGACAACTGATAAATATGTTTGCATTTCAACGTGAGACAAAAGTGGCACCGCAAGAAACGTTATTAGACGCTTCTGTACCCAAATCCGACACCCCTCCTACAGAATATGAATTTGCGTCTTCTATGATGCCGAAACTATCCAATAAATTCAAGAATGCGATACAGACGACTCCGTTTGATGGGGGCGAAACAAATTTATCTGCATTGGAGGATATGTTGGAAAGTGAAAAGCAATCAAATAAATTGGCAGCATGGAACAAGTTAGACAAGACATCAAGGGTCCAAAAACTACATGCCTTTGCAGAGAAATATGGTCGCGAACATGGGTTACCCGTCAAGGAAATCAAGAATTTGAAAATATTTTTTACAGGGGCGTTAGATAAAGGACGACTCAATCGGGCAAAGGATGTGGTGTATGACAGAGAGGCGAGAGAAGTGAAGTCAGTACCAGCATTGCATTTTAATAACGAATCGAGAGGATTTACTTTGCGTAATTTAGAAGATACGAAGCGCGTTAGCACACTGAAATGTTTGACACCGAGCAGGAGGACTCCTAGGGTCACTGAAGATTTGGTCACTTCAGAAAAAGAACAACCCCAACCGTAAGAACATAAAGATTTGACTACTCCATTTTATTATCTGCAATAGACATAACCAAATAATAAAATGCATTTTTCTAGATTTAGAGGTGGACCAAACGGTCCAAATCCCGCAAAACAAGCGTTGATTATGTTTGGTATATTCACAATCATAAAAATAGGGACAAGACCTCCCGGGCATCCCCAAATCATACACAACCCCAAAAAATATGTTACATTTATATAAACAATGAAAATCACATCCACCTATAAAAATCAAAATTATTGCGTCGATATACCGGGCGCACTACGCACAGAAAATCTGCAAACTATTGTCTACCCGTGTCATAATGGTTCGAACCAGAAGTTCCGATACAATCACCGCACGAAAACACTCCGAAATGTAGCAACGAAAAAATGCTTGTCTGTATACAAAGGTCGTATAGTGCAAAAACGATGCACGAGATCCAAAACACAAAAATTCAAGAGGCGAGGAAAGAAATGGGTGAATCTAGCATCAAGAGGTAAAAATAAAAAATGTCTCGATGTGGAAGGCGGTTACTACGGCGATAAATTCAATCCTGGAAAATTGATCGCATTTTCTTGTCATTCCGGACAGAACCAAAAGTTCAATTCTGTCTGATATTATCGACTCTACTACCCCCCCTCACTTATTCTCCATAATGTCGTCTGTTATCATGAAAATGCTTATTATCATGTTATTGTTTGTTCTCATTGAGACGCTTCATTTGTCTCCACAGGAATTGTATTATACCCGGGGTCTCCTCATGAACCCTGCCCTAACAGTTCCCCAGCGCCAGTCTCTCCAGAATCTCCTCTATGTAACTCATGAGAAATGGGCAGTCAAGAAGGCAGTCGAGTTCAAGAAACTTCATTTCTACAAATGCCGCGATATTACCACCGAAGAACTCGTTCTCACAAGCAAATTCGGTTTGCTCAAATCTTCCCAGAACTACAAAGGATATATTCCGTTCAACCGTTACTCCGAGATGTACGTAAAAAGCGAACTGCTCAGGATGCTAAGCATTCGTCTCGCCGCGACAAGCAGTATTCCGATGAGAACCCGAATGAAATCGAGAAATACACGAGCAAAGCAAAACATCACAACGGTTGTCGAAAAATTCGACCGCATGTTTCAGGTAAAAAGTGACATCCCATCTCCGGCGGAAAAATACAAAGCAAACGAATTCTGCACGTCTATATGGCAATTCGTGGATACACTTGATGCATTCACGAAACGCGTTATTTGGTTGAAATACGACTACGAGTTCAATGTAAAGCAGTCGAACAAAAAGATCGCAGTATTAATGTGCTGCTCGGAAGAAACGGTACGTAAAACGATTATTCAGTTTTCGGACGAAATGCGACGAGAAGTCCTCGGGATTTATACGTCTGAGTAATCAAATACCCAACTGTAATAGCATGTCGAACAAACATATCCATATTATTTTGCGATATTAATAATGTAATTTTTTTATCCAATGAACTGCCATGGAACAAATAAAATACTGCGAATACGATGGTCCATCCAACGTATTTATTGCCTAAGAACAACCGAGGACGGTTTTTCATGTTGGAAAACCGCCAATAATAGAATACCTGGAATAATATCACCTCTGCGACCAAATACCCGGTTGGCAGAGAATAAAAACACAACGCATTCATCCAAAGTGCTATATTGTAGACGATATGCCACATATTTGAATCGATGATGCTTTTGCGTACCATAGTCATTAAGAACGCAGCAATCTGTATGGCAAACATGGGCGAGAAACACGAATCCAAATTACCGAGCATATACAGCGTTGCGCCAATCTGTTGACTACTCTGCATCAATATAATTTGCTGTTGTTCTTCCTCTCCGATTCTTTTATCGAACGGCATATTGCGCATCGTCGTCGTATTCGATGGATTATCATGCGTTTGATGCGCCGCGGTCACTGCATCTGCCAGTACCATGGTCAAGTAACATGCGGCAAATTTATATTCGATGGATATCCCATAATAAGTCAAGAAATAACAGACCACCGAACGCATAACAAACAAAATACTGTGGAGACGGTACTCGGGGTAAATCATTGGCGCGCCTTTATTTCGCGTCGACGGTATATGAAACACCAGACTCGACCCAGATAACAACGCATGATACAATACGAGGAATGCCGCATTATTGTTATTCAAATCCATGCTCCCATAACGAATCAGTAAATAATATCTGTATCCGTAATTGGCGAGACATACGATTCCGAGAAGTTTATGCAGATGGAACGGATCTTCTTTTGTTATTAATTTATGCGAATTGTATAGTCGGAACATTTTGTAATAGGATGAATGTGTATTATTGCAATAATACATAGTCAAATCTTTAAACTTTTACTCGTAAATACTATTATCGGTTGGATCGATCGATTATACTACCTCATAATTCACAATCGCATTTAGAACACTCGACAAGGATGATTCGAAATCGATAAAGGGGACACCGTCGTATCCAATGGTATATGATAGGTCAAACGCGATCAATTCCGTACTACTATCTTCGTACGTATTCTCCCAGTCAATATTGTACCAGTCTTCGGTATCGTCGGTGTTTCCGTAGAATTGATGAAGTTCGACGGCGAGTTCATTGTCATTGCCAATAACGGTTCTCACGAATTGTTGAACTTGTTTCGGGGTTTGGCATTTTAAGCGATACGGAACATATTTGCCGCTTACCTTCGCATCTGGACGTTGACCATAGATAACAAAGTGCGAGTCGTATCCAAATTCCGCATTCGCTGCCCAATAAACAATGCGCAAAACCGTGTCGGTCTTTAGTTTGCCGGTTTTCTTAACTTTTTCACTCTCTTTTAGCAAGACGTATAAAAATTGTTGTAGTTCGCTCATTTTATGCAGGTAGGTGTTATCATACTTCACTGCATATTATTTAAGCAGTTTGTAAATAATAATAGTATATCATATATATTTCGTATATGTACGGAGGTCTACAAGCAAGAGACCAAGGACTACTTGGAACCTGTTATTCAGAATCTGCTACCAGAATTATATTGAAATTATTCAAACATCCGAAGATACAACTTGTAGACGATATTCAAACAATTAATCCACCAATTTTAAATCAATTAAATGAGTTTGAAACCAAAATTATAGAGTTGATCAAACAGAAAAGAGAAAAATCAATCGAGTTGGAAAACGCGGCACTTAATAATAATGCCGCCGTAGAATTTCAAACTAATACTATAAAAAGCGTATATCCCCATATAAATAATGACAACGATACATCCGTGATCAATGTTCCTAGTGAAATCCCAGACATAATAAAACCCGAAATTGATAAATTGTTTAAGAATATAAATGGATTTCAAACCAAAAAGAACGAAATCTACCCGACCGTTTTGAGTAAACCCGTAAATGAACAACAAGAGGAATTCGACAGAATAAGTAAACTTGCCGAAAATCTAAATAGTGATTTTAAAACAGAGCACGATAAATATATAACTATCACCGATACTAATACTAAAGAATACGACCAACTTAAAAATGAAGTACTCGCGTGGGAAAAGAAGGAATTTGCTGAGATAACCCGTACGAATGATCTTTTAACCCGCATATCTGCTGAGATACAAAAAGAAGACGCAGATTTACAACGAGAAAACGCTAGGATTCAAAAAAGTATTGCAGATTTAACACAAAAACAGAATGATTTAAATATGTTGCGGAATGCTTATAGTACACAATATGCGATTAAAGAACAAAACATTAACAAAACCAACAAGATAGACGTAGAAAATTTTAACAAATGGTCCAATGCTGAACATACAAGTATAGAAGTTAAATCATCTGAAATTAAAAAAATGCAAATTGACATAAAAACACAAGCAGACAATTATAATGAAAAAAATAATTTATTGACTGAAAAAAGAAAGAAATATAATAAAGATACTGAAGATTTGCATGTTAAAAACGATTTTTATATAAAAGAGTCAAAAATAAGGCGGGAAACATTAACAAAAAAAGGAAACGAGTTAACCGCTTTATTGGCAAGTTTGCTTGAAGACATAACCCAAAAACAAACAAAATTAAAAACCGAAATTAATAAGATAAGCGAAACTCAATCTTCAATTATGTTAAATAATAACCGACGGAATGATTACTTTACATCAAAGACCCAAATATGGAGTGAATTTGTTAAAACACTCAGTAGTATCGTCGACACGCATACCCAAAAATATATGGAAATTCAAAAGAGCGTAGATAACCTAAATAATTCCATAAACAATGTATTTGAATCTCGAAAAACATTTTTGAACAAAAACAATAATTTGAAAAAAACGATAGAACGTCAAAACGACGTATTTAATGCGATTAACAATTTCATAATTTTAAAATGCGGCATTAATGGGGAAGCGAGTTTAAAATTTTTCACATGGTTTACAACTTACATAAACGATCATACAAATTTCGGACCCTCCAAAAATGAGTCTGAATTGATAAGTACATCATTTGAAAATGATCAATTTGAAGAATGCAAGAGTCAACCAATTTGCTTTAAATGGGACGAAGAGACGAATTCTAAAGTAGAATGTACCGTTGATTATAAAGAATTATTTTCTTTATTCAAAGATTTTCACCAAAGATTATTTAGTAAAAGAATCAAATTGTCAGTAAAAACGTTCAAACCGCCAAACACTCCAAACTTATTAAACATCATAGAAGACATATTAAATAAAACCCTATATTTGCATATTTCTTGTATTTTTGGTCCAAATTCAGACTTTATTGAGATTTTACAAGATAGTTCTCGTTTAGAGGAATTGAACGAAGAAAACCCTGAAAACCCCTCAAATTATTGTGGATCCAAAAACAGCGGAGGGGGAAACAAAGATAATCATGGACTTGTAATAATTGGAATTGAAGGAGACCATGTAATAATAAAAAACTCTTGGGGATACGAATGGGGTGATTTCGGAAAATTTAAAATACGCAAAGATGCATTGTTTAATAACCTATGTATTGAGTATGTAACCGTAATTGATATGGAATCTCAAACTTTACAAAATAACGGAGGGAAAAAAAGTAGACACCGGAAAAAAAATGCAAAACATCGCAGAACCAAAAAATATAAACGAACAAAACCCCCAAAAAAGAATAATAAATCAACATCCCGACTCGTAAAGGCGCGCACGGGATCACATCGATAATAATACAACTAGACATTTCAAAAACAACATAGAATCTACTTGACTTGTAAATATAAAGAATGGAAGAACATGAAAATATTACTATTCAACACCCAATATATTGCGCAAAATGTTATCGGTCGTTTTGTCTGCCTTTAGACGAATTTGATGAAGATTCCGATGATTTGCCGAGCGAACTAGAATCCCAATCAGACGAAGAAGAGGAGGACGACTCCGTTTCTCCCATTTTCCGAGAGGATCCAGAAGACGTTGAAGAACAGATTTTAGACGAAATCGCGAACCATGTACAGACCAATCCTCTCGCAATATGGCGCGCATCATACGAGAAAGACCTAGTAAAAGAAATATCCACGTTCCTATTCGACGAATGGTCAGAGGACGATTTATGCGAAGACTACGATTTACCAGAAATCCAAGAGTGGGTCAAACGCATGGCAACCTATTATTTTGCGACCGAATCAGAGATGCCGCCGAGACAAGGAGGAGTGCCCCTACTACCAACGCCTCTACGACGCGCGGAAATTGCAAAAAAACTCCGTATCCTAGCAAATAATCCTACCCCGCCTCAACGAACACAAGAATGGTACGAAACGCGATACGGTCTTCTTACGGCAAGTAATGTCTGGAAATCGCTCGGAACAGAAGCACAGAAAAACCAACTGATTGTGGAGAAATGCATTCCCTTCGAAAAGTTCAAAGAAGATTGCGCGAGACACGGGAATTTGTCTGCGGACAACCCGATGGCATGGGGGCAGAAATACGAAGCAGTCACTGCGCTCATATACGAATCCAAGAATAAGACCAAGTTGGGAGAATATGGTTGTATTGTGCATCCCGAGTGGAAGTTCTTAGGTGCAAGTCCAGATGGTATTAATATCGACCCGGACTCGTCGGTATATGGAAGAATGGTGGAAATCAAAAACATCGTGAACCGCAACATCGACGGCATTCCTCTCGATGCGTATTGGGTGCAGATGCAGATTCAAATGGAAGTGGCAGATTTCGAGGAGTGTGATTTCGTCGAGACGCGCATCAAAGAATATGCGTCGAGAGAGAATTTCCTAGAATCGGCAAACCCATGGAAAGGGTTGGTCGTTACTTTTGTGCCGAGAATCACGATCGAGTCTACGATTAAGAAGCAGGGGTCGGATAAAAAACCGTTCTATGAGTATTTTTTGCTGGATTCTTCTGCCGACTCTAATCCAGATTCGGCAGTCGACTTATGGATACAGTCCAAGAAAGACGCAAATCCGGATTATGTGTTATCGACGACGGTCTATTGGGGACTCGACCAGTACTCGTGTGTTCTGGTGAAACGTAATCGTGGGTGGTTTAATGCTGCCATTCCATATATTGAGAGGATTTGGCGGACGGTCGAAAACGAGCGGGTTACAGGATGCGAACATCGTGCGCCGAAAAAACGCGAACCGAAATTGTCTCTCGGGGTGACGGTGAATAAAATAGAGGAGACGGATAACAATTATGTTTGACGCGCCTTTCAGTGAAGTTGATTTGGAATAAATATAATAAACGATTGACGGGTTGAGTATATATGAATTTAGAATGCATATATACAACTTAATATCGTCCGTGATTATTACAGTTGGTCTTCCTCTCGGATTTTATATGGTGTTTGCGACGTTAAATCCGATCGACCACCTAAAGCAAGCATCTTCTGAAATCGGCGAAGAGTTTATTCGCGGTATGCAAAGAGGCGTAAACGAAACATTGTTAAACGACCTTGTAAATAAATTGACGGGTACTATCGTCAAAGGGTTAAATATTAACCAAAAAACTTCGGTGAATATACCGTTTATTGGTCAAGGTCCTATACCGTCTACTCTTAGACATTAACGTCTGGTCGTTAAACAACAACATAATCTAAAATTTCAAATGCTGCTGCATCAACCGGTGCTTGTCTTACATTTGACGCTACCAGTTTTTGTGTAGCAAAATTATTCATCAAATCATAAATATATGAATTTCCGGTTTTCGTTACTTGCGTTGCATTTTTAAACCGAACCGTATCGGATGAAACTGTTTCTGTATGTTTCAACATAAGAGTTCCACTTTTGTCGTAAAGTGATTTCACACCAGTGAGTTTGTAATAGCGGAAATTCTCAATAACTGCAAAATTTATCATTACAAATACGTACCAATGACTATTTATATACAAAAAACACGAAACATATTGTTCATCGATCTGTATACTAAATTCTGCCGGGGTTCCATTATGGTGTAATACAAATTTCGGTGCTCGGATAGTACTAATGTCTTTCATGATGGCATTTTTAGGTGTGATATAATAAATAATATTTTGTTTGCCATTTTGACCGATACATGTTTTCCAAATATCGTTGGATGTATAATGTTTTAGTTGGTTATCAAGAAGGTTGCAAGAATCTGGCAGTTTACTTTTCGGAGTTTTGTTATTTCCGCCTCTCCGTCTTCGTTTTGACCTGGTTTTGGTCATTTATATATTATTCATATTTTGCATCATCAACTATGAATAATAAAAGGTAAAAACAAAAAGGTATAAACCGATCCTCTCAATAAATACAACACGCGATTGTATTTATTGTATTTTTATCACACACAAAAGAATAGAAAATGTCCGAACTATCTCTAAATCCCCCATCCGAATCATCATCAAACCCATTCGGTCAAGACGAAATGTATGTGACCAAACGCAACGGAAAAACCGAAATCATATCCTTCGACAAGATTCTCCGCAGATTACGCCGTCTAGGAACCGAAGCAAACTTGAAAATCAACTACACCACCCTCGCGATGAAAGTCATCGACCAACTCTACGACAAAATCCCCTCCACCAAAATCGACGAATTATCTGCTGACCAATGCGCCTCCTTAGCATCGACTCATCCCGACTACAATACACTTGCCGGTCGTATTGTCGTTTCCAACCATCATCGCAGCACCAACGCATCCTTTAGCAAAGTCATGCGTCAACTCTACGATTTCAAGGACGGGCACGGAATAAACTGTCCCATGATCAGCAAGGAACTCTATCAACTCGTATGTGCGAAATCGAAGGAATTAGATGCGATTTGCAAATACGAACGCGATTATTTGATTGACTATTTCGGGTTCAAGACGCTCGAGAGGTCGTATCTGATGAAGGTGAATCGTGTGACGGTGGAGAGACCGCAACATATGTGGTTGCGAGTCAGTCTCGGCATCCACGGCGACAATCTCGACGCTGCCCGGGAAACCTACGAGGCAATGTCGCAGAAATACTTCACTCACGCTACGCCTACACTGTTCAATGCCGGTACCCCACGCCCCCAATTGTCTTCTTGTTTCTTGTTATCGATGGAATCCGACAGCATCGACGGTATTTACAATACTCTCAAGGATTGTGCGAATATCAGTAAATGGGCAGGCGGAATCGGTCTGCATATTCATAACATTCGTGCTCAAGGAAGTCATATTCGCGGAACGAACGGGTCGAGCAATGGAATTGTGCCGATGTTGCGCGTGTTCAACAATACCGCAAAATATGTCGACCAGTGTGTTACGGGAGACACCCTCGTTTTGACCGAGAAGGGGTACAAACCTATTTGCGAAATTCGGGTGGGCGATTCGGTAATTACGCGGTCCATCTCAGAACCCGCGGATTTTTCGAAATCGGAGTTTTACCAGAAGAATGACACGAGAGGACTCGAAACAGAGGATTCCATGCATGTTTCCCGCGCTCATTATACACCTGAAAAAGGGAAAGTCGCGAATGTGTTGGTCCATAAAGGATGCGAAACCGATATATTGATAATTGGCAGTATCCCAGCAGTATCCAATAATGAAGTTCAAGAGGAAACGCTGCAAATCACTCCCGGACATCCAGTTTATGCGCTTCGCAAAGAGAATATAGGGGATCCTAAATCTACGGGCGAATGGATCGAAGCAGGAGATTTACAGATCGGCGACCGTCTTCTGTTTGGGGTTAGACCTGAATCGGCACCGAGAAAAATCACAACGATTGACAGAAACACTTCGAAAGAACACCTCTATGACCTGGAGATCGACACGACCGACGGGTCTTCGCCGAATTATTTGACTCGGACAGCACTTCTCCATAATGGCGGCGGAAAACGTAACGGGTCTTTCGCGATCTACTTGGAACCCTGGCACGCGGACGTAGAAATGTTTTTGCAGATGCGTAAGAACCACGGCGACGAGGAATTGAAAGCGCGTGATTTGTTTTATGCATTGTGGATTCCCGACCTTTTTATGCAGCGGGTCAAAGAAGGCGGCAAATGGACGCTCATGTGTCCCGACGAATGTCCCGGTTTAGCAGATTGCTACGGGGATGCGTTCGTCGAGTTATATACAAAATACGAGAGCGAAGGACGCGGCAAAAAAACGATGATTGCGCGCGACCTCTGGTTCCAAGTCCTCGACGCACAAATGGAAACGGGCACGCCGTATATTCTTTATAAGGACGCATGCAACCTGAAATCGAACCAGAAGAATTTAGGGACAATCAAATCCAGCAATTTATGTGTTGCGCCGGAAACCCTCGTTCTAACGGACAAAGGACATTTGCCCATTAAATCGCTGGAAGGTCGAAATGTAAATGTTTGGAATGGAGAGGAATGGAGTGATGTGTTGGTGCGGAAAACGGGCACTGACCAGGAATTAGTCGAAGTTCGAACAAGTGACGGAGGCAGTCTGCATTGTACAAAATACCATAAGTTTTACATTATCTGCAAAGAAGGACAATTGGAAATGCGAGAGGCGCAGCAATTAAATGTTGGAAATCAACTTTATAAAGTCGACGAGGGGTTGTTCAGGGATATCATTACTGTATTGGATGTAGTTGACTCTGGACGTCGCGATGATACCTACTGTTTCACCGAACCGAAACGTCACATGGGCGTTTTCAATGGAATTTTGACGGGGCAATGTACCGAAATTGTAGAGTACTCCTCGCCAGACGAGACCGCGGTCTGCAACTTGGCGTCCATCGGTCTCCCCATGTTTGTCAACACCGAAACCAAAACATACGACCTCGACCATCTTCATAGTATCGTGAAGATTGCGACACGAAACTTGAACAAGGTAATCGACATCAATTTCTATCCTACCGAAAAGACGAAGAAAAGCAATATGCGCCATCGCCCGATAGGACTCGGGGTCCAAGGGTTAGCAGACGTATTTATCCAGATGGGGTACCCTTTCTATAGCGACGAGGCGAAAACCCTAAATCGTGCCATATTCGAGACCATTTATCACGCGGCAGTAGAACAGAGTATTGAATTGGCGAAAACGGAGGGGGCATATGATACGTTTCAAGGGTCCCCTGCGTCTCGCGGAGAACTGCAATTCGATATGTGGAATGTGATTCCGAGTGCGAGATATGATTGGACCCGCGTGAGGACCGATTTACAGCAATACGGGATGCGGAATTCGTTGTTGGTGGCGCCGATGCCCACTGCCTCCACCTCTCAGATTCTAGGATTCAACGAGTGTATCGAACCGATAACCAGCAATATTTATAGTCGGCGAACATTGGCGGGCGAGTTCATCATGGCAAACAAATATTTGATGGCAGATTTGATTAAACTGGACCTCTGGAATGAGAAAATCAAGAACAATATCATTGCGAATAATGGTAGTGTTCAACACATTGAGGTGATTCCGCAGGAAATCCGGGATAAATACAAGACGGTGTGGGAGATTTCGATGCGCGATTTGATCGATATGGCAGCGGATAGAGGTGCCTTTATTTGCCAGAGTCAGAGTCTGAATTTGTGGTTGGAAGACCCGAACTACAATTCGCTGACGTCGATGCATTTCTACAGTTGGAAGAAGGGATTGAAGACGGGAATATATTATTTGCGGCGTCGGGCAAAGCACCAGGCACAACAGTTTACGATCGAACCGGAGAACCGGACAACCGGACAGGCAGAAGAAGAGCATGATATTTGCGAGTATTGCTCAGCATAGCAATTCCGCTTGCGGTCGGAGGATTCAAAGTTAAGTGGGCGCGTCGCGCCCATAACCTTGGTCGGTTTTATTTAATGTCTAGTCGTATTTTTTGTTGCCCTTCAATAACTCCCTGAAGGGCAGTTATCTTATAGCAACGGAAAACACTACTAGTCATATACGTTAGTCGTATGGGTTTTTGCCCATACGACTAGACGTTAATTCGTTTCGGTTGTCAAATTATCAGGTTCAATCGAATAAGTAATCGACTCGTTTTCTGTCGTTGTAACGGGCAGTGGTAAAGCATTGGGTTCTTGCTCTACAACAGTTTCCGTAACAGGTTCTACAACAGTTTCAGTAACTGTGTCTATGGTGGGGATATGTCGCTTCCAAACTTCATAGAAATTCATATAACAAGGAGTATCCGGTCCCCACCCCCCAGACTCCACATAATCCACATAAAACCCCTTGCTTATAAGAACCGAATCCACATACTCTTTTTGCGCTATATCTAAATAGTCATTTTCAACAATTATCAAATTTATATTGCCTAACACCTCCGGCATATCCTGCAAAATATAATAAAACGCACCTTCGCAATCCAATACAAGCGTGTCAAAAACAATATTATATTTTGCCACTAAATCTTGGAAACTAATGGTATTCACCGGTTGATATCCATCCAACACCACCTCACTCTCGATGGTCGCCCACCCTTTCTGTATCAATTTGCGTTTAGAGAGGGCACTATTCTCCACATGAAACTGCATATTATTCATATCCCGGTTTTCGATTAATTGCCCGGCAGAAACGGGGTCGCATTCCAATACAACCAAATCCGTGTTGTTTTGCTGTTTCAAAATACTCGCAATCACCAACGAATTTCGCCCGATATTTCCACCGAGTTCCAATACTTTTTCGGTGCCTTTCAAATACCTCACTACCATCCTCTGTTCATTCAACTCGCCCATCATGGACCCGTAATTAATATTCAATTGCTGGTGAATCGTTAACAGTGCATAGTCGACATTCAAATTCGCATCTTGGGATGGCGTCACTACGTTCGTGATTGTGTCGATAAAAATCGTATTGGTTAAATCGTATTCTATCGGCGTTCCTTGGTCGTCTGTGATAAAAACCGATTTGACGACATTGGGAACCGGGTCGCTAAAGTAAATCGCGCGGACATGGTCCAGAGCAGGAATAACAATATTGTTGCCGTATTTCAATTTATCGTAGCAAATGGATGTGACGTCAATGTTGTTGCCGAGTAATCCATAAGTAATGGAACGTGTCTTCTGTCGAATATTCATTCTATACGGATGGATTGGATTATATTCTCACGATTTTCTCTCCGTCAAATCGCAAACTCGGATCAAACCCGGGAGGCAATGGATAGTAATCATGTTGCGAATTGCGGGTGTCCCGCTCGAATTTGTACAATTTCAGTCCAAGATGGGTTGTCATGAGAAGAACGTTATCTAAATTCCGTTCCTGGTCGTCTATGAATACAACATTGTCGTATTTCGATAAATCAAACACCCTGTTAATGTACTGCCCTTTCGGTTCGTAACCGCAAAAATGTACTGGATATTTCTCCGGATCGATATCCAGACTTATCAAATTGGAATACGTAAAGTCTTTTCCGCTGGAAGTTCTGGCAGTAACGAATGCGAACCCGTGGGATTTCTCGAGCATATTAAAAAATCCGTCTCGGTCGGTATGTTCGATTGGGATGAGTTGAAATACTTTATCTACGAATTTGATCATTTTGTTATTTGCCTTTTCTTGCGTAGGATACTTGGCATAAAAAAACGAATTCATTAATGAAATCCATGCATTATTTATTGCCGGGTGATGGAGGAGAGTATCATCAATGTCGCATAGAACAAGGGTGTTTGGTTTAATATCAATTTCGCTAAATTTACAAATGGTTTTCCAGAAAGATAGTTCTGTATCTGCGAATACGGGTGGTTCTATATATCCAGTCATGTACTATGGATTGATATATAGGGGGTTATCTTTTTGTGTTTTATGTTGTGGAATGTTTATTTTTCGGTCGTGTGAATGTTCACCAATTCTAAAAATGTATCCTCGGACAATTCTTTCGCGCCACGTATCTTGAGAAAACACCGCAAACACACCAACACATCCACAATCGAATTGTGCATATCTTTTGGGAGAGGCGTGTCAAACAACTTTCCGTACAATTCGTCTAAACGCGGGAACTTCTTGCGTTGATTGGTTGCCGGGGATTTAGGCAAATTGCTAGGGTCCGACTCCGACTCATTCAGTTCGATTACAATATCCTTCAGTTCGATTGCCGCAGAATCCTTGATTTTCGGAACCCAATCGATCCCGCAAAACTGAATGGTATTCATCATTGTACAGAACGTGTCAATATGACATGCCGCATTGTACTTGACAGTAAACACCCCACACATCACATTGACGCGTTCCTTCGTAACATGTTTCTCCAACTCTTTCCGGTTCCGCCACATTTCTTTCCGAACCATCTCGCCATCAAACCGCAAATTATGAGCGACGATACAGTCGCATCTCATGTAAGACGCAAAGAATTTCACTAAAAGTGGCGCAATCGGTTTGCCTTTCTCTTTCGTCATCTCGCGCGTGATTCCATTTACTTTGGTGGATTCTGGACTAATCGGCGCATCGTCAGGTATCTGCACATATTCATCCACGGTTTCCTCTATTGTGTTCGTCGCTACATTGTAGACAATCCAACTGAATTGCATGATGTGCGGGTATTCTTCGATCGGAGGGAACGGCGTCCCGAATTTGTGTTTTGGCATGAGTCCAGAAGTTTCCGTATCAAATACCATCACACGACGATGGTATTTGGGGATAGAGAGATCTTTCTGTGGTTTCTGGGTCGTCATTTATGCTAAATAGAGTAATCTTGATGTGTTCTTTATGTTTCTTTTCGTAAACTTTAGGAGAATTGTGTTCAATTTTCCTTTTTTTGCGTAGGCAACATGTCGCCATCAAACCGCATAAATACTATACTTTTATTTTTGTATCCAATAGTATTGCCGAATTTCTGATATGAATCCATCCAAACAAGTCACATTCGTATCTGCCTATTATACTCTCGAATCGACGCCTTATTTCAATTCGCATCCAGAAGAATGGGACCCCGCACCCATCTTCGAACTTGCCCGATCGGGAATCCAACTCTGCCTCTACATCGGTCCAAACTGCGCATTTGAATCCGTTTTCGAGGATTTAGAGAATGAGTGCCCGAATTTTCGACTGATGCCCTACCGCCTCTACTACAAAGATATGTGGGTTTACAACGAACTATACAATTACCCGGACCCGTCGTCGCAACTACTTGTGCGCAAAAAGAATGCCGGAGAAGATCCGATCGCGGTCTTACCAAATAATCGTAACATGGAGAAAGATACACTCGAGTACATGGTATACATGCATAGTCGCCATGAAATCATCGAAGACGCCATTTCCGACAATCCGTGGGACTCGACGCATTTTGCCTGGATCGATTTCAACGCGCCGAGATTATTTAGCAAAAAACAGGAATCGTTTGATCGAATGCAAGAAATCGCTAAATATCCGTTTCCTCTCGACACATCGTATTTTGCCGGATGTTGGTCGAAACTCGACGACGCTGCTGCTTCCCGAATTGCCGACTCCATCCACTGGCGGTTCTGCGGAGCATTCTTCCTAGGCGACATCAAATCCTTCATCCAATTTGCCGAACTGTATCGTTCTCATTTCCCTAGGTTTTTGAAAGAAACCGGGGTTTTTTGCTGGGAAGTCAACTTTTGGGCATGGTTGGAACATCGAGTTGCGGAATGGCAACCGACGTGGTATCGCGGGGACCACAACGACAATATGCTAAATGTATTTAGCGGCGTGTCGGCAGATACTTATGCGACGCCTTTGCAAACCGCAACTGATTGTTTGAAAAAGGAGTATGCATATCCGAACATTGAGACGTTTTATCCGGGATCTGCCTCCTATCTGGAACATTTAGGAAAACACTATTTGAATACTCGGTTCGTGAATTACTGGATGTACCCGAATGGGTATTATCGGTTCCAAAATCAGGATTTGGTCATCGAGAACCGGAACTACCTGTCTGAACTCGATCCAACCAATTTGGAACCTCTCGACTTTAGGGAAATGTGCGAGAGGACGATTTACGGAAAGGACGGTGAACCTCTCGTTCCTCCTAAAAGAGACAAACGGTCATTCTCGGTAGGTTTAGAGGATATTCGATTGTTTCATGGATCCAACGGAAGAGTGAGGTTTATTGCAACCAATGTGGAGTATTCCCCGGTCGCAAAGAATCGGATGATTTTAGGAACATACGACTTGGATACTTGCACGTATCGGGATTGTCAGATGGTGGTTCCTCCGGATCCGAATTCTTGGTGCGAGAAGAATTGGATTCCGGTTTTATTTAGGGATACTGAAAATGGTGGTGAAGAGGAGAGGTTCATCTACAAATGGTCGCCGATGGAGATTGGGAGGGTGGATCCCGACACGAATCAGTTGCAGATTGTTTTGCGACACGAAGTGCGACCTTGGATATTTAGCAGATTGAGAGGATCGACGCCGTTTGTGGATTGTCCTCTCGATGCTCTTCCAAAAGAACTTGGTTCGAAGGAATTGTTGAGAGGCGACGAGTATTTAGTGGGTTTAGCACATTTCAGCGAAGAACATTCGCCGAGACATTATTATCATTTGCTGATTTTATTGGAAAAATCGTCATTAAAACCTGTCCGGTATTCGAGGGTATTTTATTTCGAAAAGTTGTCCATCGAGTTCTGTGTGGGTATGACGACGAGAATGGTCGATGGATTGTGGCAGTATGTGTTCTGGGTGTCGCGGTTTGACCGGGATCCGATTTGTATCGAGGTGGGAGTGGATGGATTGCGGTTGGAGAATGTGGTATGATTCAGAGTTTATTTATGTTATTAACTACATAAATAAACTTATTCAGATGAATAGAAGTCGTTTACATTATCTTTTTGACGCCTTTGTTTCGAAGAGTTTTCACATTTACTTTTTTACTACGTCGATTGGTATGGTATGAATAATTTCCTCCTTTCTTAGCATCAACGTTACCTGACGAGTTATCTGGGTTTCTGTCAGAAATAACATTGCAAGTATTTATTGGTGAAAATAATTTGGAAAACATATCTGTAAATTGAAGCGTACCAATCGGTGTTGCGGCATTCGAATTTTCCAAGATGGTTATAATTCGTTGTAATACTAGTAATACTGCACCTGTGGTCACAATCTCTGTTTTGAATTTTTCAATTAATCTTTCTATTTCATTCATCGTTGAACTATCAAATGTCGTTTGTCTATTCATGTTTACGATTAACGCATCCAATTCTGTTGATATAGCAGTTTTTATTTTCGATTGATTAAAATTCGATTCATCAATTAATGAATTACTCAAAGTTTGTCTCAAACTTTCTAACGGGGTTACGTTATTAATATATGGAACTGGAGGCGGATCGACGATGGTTGTCGATATATTAAAAACACAAAAAATACAAAATAATGGAGTTTGAGTAGAATTCAGACGCTCGGATATTCTTTTAACTAGACCCGTAATTTCTGCTTTTTTGGTTACCAAACTATCAGATTGTTCAGTGTATTGGTTTGTTCCGAAACAATCTCTAAATGTTGGATTGCATTGAGATTCGGCACATTGTCCAATAAATGGAGGATACGAGAGTAATTTCGATTTGGTTTTTTCCTTACTTTCCATGATTACATCACGTATATATTGCCTGAAATGTGCCAAACTGGAATTTATATACTTTCCTTCGTTTAACCTATCATTACATGAAGCAGACATCGCAACATCTCTTGTACTGCTACCCCGTGACGATGACGATGTTTTATCCGGAGGCGGAGGATTAAGTTCATTTATAACCATCTGTTTAATGAGAGATTTTAGTTGATCAGGTTTAACAGACATATTAGCAGGGAATGACGGGGTATTTTTGTCTAACTTTTTGAAAAAAGCAATTATTTGATTTAATCGTTGTCCTTTATCTTTACTAGTTAAACCAAATATATTATTTGCTTGGTTTACCTCAATATAGGCACACAAGTAATCGAGTTTTTTTACAAACTCGTATCTGGTAACAATATCATATGTTTCTTCCGCGGAAAATTTAAATTTTGGGTCTGAATTGTAAGTGTCTACCTGATTTGCAATAGTTCGCTTATTTCCGTCTGACATTCTCTTATTAATAGTATTTCTAATGGTTTGATCGTATTTGACATTTCTCCATTCCCGTATCAAAGGGTCAGCAATTTGTAGGTTAGTCTTAATCTTGGTAACATCAGTCTTATTCAACTCGACAGGTTGAGTACCGTATACTTTTTTAGTACCATCATAATTATAAGGTTGATAAGTTTTCGTAAACGGGGTATCCAGTCGATCTATAGTAATTGGAGTGTCCCAGTTTGTACTTACCGCAGCATAACAATCATTTACTATATCAATTAATTCAGTAAAATCAGTTATTTTAATTTGAGATGTTAATACTCTATTGCAAAAATCACAATTAGTAGGGGGGGAAAGTATGTTAGTAGGATTTGCAATAACTTCGGATAGAACACTTTGCATAACCTTGTCATCAATCTTTGTTTGTAATGGTTGGAGAACACTACGGAATGTATCCTTAACTTGACCAATTTCAAAATCTTTATATGATCCTTTTCCTTTAGATAGTATATCTGATTTAACTTGAAATCGATTAAGAACGTCGTCATCATTGCAATTAAATTCATTTTCAACACCAGCAAAGTCGCAAATAACAAGTGTTGCTTGTTTCCCAGTATTAGTCATATCCGTGTTATATTTTAACGTTATAACGACATGACTTCTCGAACTGACTGGGTTATTTGGAGTTGGGTATGTTTTACGTTCGTTATCCATAAAATCCATAATGCGAGTTTCCATGTCTATAGTTGAATCCGACCATTTTCGTGTTGATCTGTCATATTCAAACCCGAACTGTCTGGTTCCTCCAAGTTGTTTATCATTATAAAATTCATCAATAAGAATATTACAAAAATGAAAATTGTATTTTTCGGCAAGTTGATTCGACGCCAACATCAATATACCCGGAACTGGTGGTTTGTTAGGAGCTTGAAGTTTTATTAAAATACTTGTTTTTCCTGCTCCACTTGCACCGTATCCAATTATACATACGGGTCTTCCAGTTATCAAGGGTTGCATAATACGTTCGTCAAATACGGGACTTTCCAGTATTTGTTTATTAGAATCGTATTTTTCGTCGTTAAAAACTCCGGTAAACGGACCAAATAAAAAATTATTGTTATATCCTGAAGTACTAGTACTTGAAAGTTGCTTACTAGTATCGTTATACTTTACTTCTAACATGGTTGTTTCTGCAACATTTTCTCCGACTTGATAGCGTTTGTTATAATTTCCATTATCTTTACGGACTTTTACGAATGTCACTACCGAATTCATTTTATTGTGATATTTATACAATTTCTCGGATATTTTATCAATAAAATACCCCATTCTTGAAACGGTTGAAGTCGTTCCTGATTTTACACGATTATTATTCGTCCAAAACAACATTATCAAGCATATACGTTCCGCCAAATATTTAATGGCATTCAATGTATCAAGTTGATTTTGAGTACTTTTTACAATTTCGAGTAGAATATAACTAATCTGATCGATTCGAATCCGTTCATATTTTTTTAAAATGAAATCGTATTCAGGTTGCATATTTTTACTTCCGGCATTAACTGCTTGTTCGAATATACTATTTGTGGGAAGATATACATGATATAATAATAGTTTTCTTAGATATTGAATGTATTTGACTTCAACTGGGGATTCCCAACCAGATGTTTTGTTCTCTGTTACCTTTTTAATTAATATTGTGAAATCATATTCTTCGGTCGCGAGGACGAGCATCACGATTGGTATTCTTAAAAATTCCTTACACATATGAAACAACATCGACGCAGTAAATTTATGTTCATTCCCATTTATGTTATCTTGAAATTTTGGAATGAATGGTTTAATAGTTTCATCATTATTAAATGTATCACTCTTGTTTAATTTGCGAGTTGACCCAAGACTATGTAATCGATCATTAAGAATTGCATCAACCGTATATTTTTCGCATAATTGCATTACTTCGTAAGTCGAGTTTAGCGATTTATTTAATTCATTTGCCGTAGTGATGCGTTTAAACACCACATCACCAATCTCCGGTAATTTACCATTATCTTGAAACGTTTTAATATACTCTGTACTGCTCATGTCTTCTAGTTTTTTCATAAACACTGTGTCTTCTGTCAATGCAGATTGAATTTTGTTAGTTTTTACAACATTATTAAACTTTGTCATATCTAATTGCGCACCACTTTTTAATGACTCTGCGATCTCTAAATCGGTTAGTAATAATTCTTCTGCTGCTTCTACATTTTTGGTTGTTTTTTCCAATTGAGCATCGGCAGTAACCATATTAGTGTTGGTTGTACTTGCGGTTATATCCGCGAAATTTGATGTAAGTTTATCGTTTTTAATATTTCCTGGAGTACCTTGGATTGCGTCAACAACATTTGTAGTAGTTGTGGTTTTACCAGGTTGAATGGTTTTGGTATTGCGTTCTATCGCAGTGCGCTGAGGACCAGTGCCTGGTCTATTCATAACGCCAGTGCCAGGTCTAACGCCAGTTCCAGGTCTAGGTGTAGTGGGCAAAGTAACAGTTAATTGCTGTGTGTCTTTTGATTCGTTTGTTTCTCCATCGTGAATAACAATCTGTGGTTTAGTACCGGGGACATACTCCAGTTTAGAACTTTTGACAATCATTTGACATGTAATTGTAAACGAATCACCATCTACTAAATTTGATGGAATATTTAAACTCATTAATTTGCTATAATAATTTGTATATAGATTATATTTATGTTAATTGTTTAATCTCTACTCTCAGAAGCACAAAATGTTTTGTTGTCCTTCGATAACCTTTCGGGACAGTTATCTTATAGTAAACTACGATGTAGCATATACGCGTCTCTATGGACAATCCCCAATATGACCAGATGTTAACGTCTAATATCCTCCGTTTGTAAACGTGTGCTTCGCGAAGTGAGACTGTCGTATATGATAGAACGTAGTAATTACTAGACGTTAACCATTCATGTGCATTTTCGACTTTTACTTTCTTTTTGTGTTTTTAGGTTTTTACGTGTTTTTTTATAATTTCCACCACGACGTGATGCGGTTTTATTATCAATAGAAACTTCTTTAATTAAGCACCTTACTCCACCATCAACTATTTTGTATATATTTTTTTTAATGTCTTTTACACTAAACTTACCATTAGGTCCTTTGACAAAAACACCTTTAATTTCAATATCGATACGATTCCCTTCAACAATTTTTTTATCTTCACATGGTTCAATATCTACGGACTCAGGATTGTTTTCAAATTTGCTCATTCAAAATATAATATATTATGATATTCTACATTATATTTTCACATTTACACCTTTGAACCGTTCATAATTTGTGATTGCGCCTCCCTTCGGAACTTATCATAATTATACCAGAATAAGAATTATTGATATGCAAAAAATAGTGCATTTGGTAAAAAGACAACTATACAATACCGTCGGGTTCACAACCTCTCGTCAAGATACTTGACTTTGCAAAGTAACGGTTACCTGATGTCCAGTCGTATTTTGTGTTGCCGTAAGATAACTGCCCCGAGCAGTTGAGCAACAGAAAACACGAATAGTCATATACGCTAAGCAACATCACTTGCGTTATGAAAATGTCAACCTTTTGAGGGTCGAAGTTTCACTACGTAACGACTGTCAAGAGACATAAAATCGCGTAGACAATACATGGATATTTCATCGTTTGTTCTAGTCCAATCGTTTTGATACGATAATACTGGGACGTTAACTGTCCAAATATGTAAAAATATCAAACCATACGAATTTCGAGCAACATCATTTGATCTCGCTTAGCGTCTGGTCATATGGGGTTTTGCCCATACGACTAGACATTAGTGATCGTATCACGTATTTAGTTTCTCAAGTTGCGAATGAAAAGACGTTAACTTATAATTAATAATATATAGCAAAATAGAAATTATAACTGATGCCCAACTCATCTAAAAAAAACAAATCACCTAAAAAAAACAAATCATCTAAAAATGCATCCACGACGAATGCATCCACGACGAATGCATCCACAGAAGACAGTTTAGTAGAAAGGGATGATACACAATCGACTACCGTCGATCCGGAAAACGATATACCAACTTCGCCTAAACAAACCCAACCCGTCGTAACCGAACCGAAAGCGACTGATCGGAAAAAACCAAAAAAAACACCCAAAAATGACAAGAAGATTTCAACACCGGATAACCCTAAACCCACCCCGGAAAGGAAACCAAAAGTTGATAATTCTGATACTAAAAAAACCCCATCAAAAGTTCCCATTAAACTAGATCTTAGTTCACTTCTTAATGATGGTGAATTATCGTCGTTAATTCGTCCTTTACTGATTGACAACCCAGAAGGAATTAAACAAAAAATGTCTAGCGGAATTCAATTAGACTTCACAAATTTGTTACCAAAAAATTATATGGATATTACATCGTTATTCGATACCACACAAACAAATAAATCTTTGCCTTCAGATGGTTCGAAACCAACACAACCTCAATTAGACTTCACAAATTTGTTACAAAATAATGATATGGATATTACATCGTTATTCAATGCCACACAAACAAATAAACCTTTGTCTTCAGATGGTTCGAAACCAACACAACCTCAATTAGACTTCACAAATTTGTTACAAAATAATGATATGGATATTACATCGTTATTCGATACCACACAAACAAATAAACCTTTGTCTTCAGATGGTTCGAAACCAACACAATCTCAATTAGATTTAAATAATCTACTGTCTTTTAATGATATTAGTAGCTTGATTGACAACCGATCAAACCCATCAAGGTCGACTGCAAAGTTTAGGTCATCGTCTAGTACAAGACCCCCCCCATCAAGGTCGATTACAACTAGTACGCCATCGTCTAGTATAGGAACCCCCCCATCAAGTTCGACTGCAACTAGTACGCCATCGTCTAGTATAGGAACCCCCACATCAAGTTCGATTACAACTAGTACGCCATCGTCTAGTATAGGAACCCCCCCATCAAGTTCGACTGCAACTAGTACGCCATCTGCCGATTCAATATCAACGTCGGGTGTTTCAACATCAAGTGCGCCGACCTCACAAGAAACGATTGATTTTGGTAATTTGTTGCGTAATATTGGTTTAGATTTTTCGCCTTTAATCAATCCCAATTCGAGTGACTTGATGGTTGATAAACAATCCCAATTAAATGACCTATTAACCAAGATAAAAACTAGTTGGTCTAAAAAAACTCCTATTACAGAATACATAAACAATAACAGTAAACGTCTCCTTCGTACATACGACAATTTTATAAAAGAAATTATTGAACCAATGGGATTAAATTTGGGTTCGACTGACATGAATCTATTAAAAACAAAGTATAAGCAATCTCAATCTCAACGATTTAACTGGAGAGATTTTATTAAAGATATTGATGCGGTTGGTAGTCAGGATACAAATTTAGAGCATTCTTCTACTGAAAATAACCAAGACCAAGACCAAGACCAAAACCAAAACCAAAACCAAAACCTAGACCAATCTAGCATTTCTATGCTACACGATATAATAAATAAATGGTCTAATAATACTCCTATTACAAAATATATAACAGATAACGCTAGAAGACTTACTCTATACGAAAATTTTATAAAAGAAATTATTGAACCAATGAATTTGAATCCGGATGCATTGAGTTTATTAAAAAGAAAGTATAATAACTCTCAACGATTTAACTGGAGAGATTTTATTAAAGATATTGATGCTGTTAGTAGACAAGATGACGGATTTAGCCGTTATCCTACTGGAAATAACCGAGACCGAGACCAACCCCTAGACCGAGACCGAGACCGATACCAACCCCTAGACCGAGACCGAGACCGAGACCGAGACCGAGACCAACCCCTAGACCTAGACCTAGACCTAGACCTAGACCTAGACCTAGACCTAGACCTAGACCTAGACCGAGACCGAGACCGAGACCGAGACCGAGACCACCCCCTAGACCGAGACCAACCCCTAGACCGATACCAAAACCGAGACCGATACCAAAACCGAGACCGATACCAAAACCGATACCAAAACCGATACCAAAACCGAGACCGATACCAAAACCGAGACCGAGACCGAGACCTAGACCTAGACCGAGACCGAGACCGAGACCGAGACCAACCCCTAGACCGATACCAAAACCGAGACCGAGACCGAGACCTAGACCTAGACCACCCCCAATCTAGAATTTATGAATTGCTACCCTATATAATAAATAATTGGAATACCACTAATCACGATTCTAATCACGATTCTTCTATTGAAGAATATCTAGAAAACGAACGCGACAATCTTGATACATACGACAATTTTATAAACTCAATTATTAGACCAATGAATTTGGATCAGGATGATTTGGAATTATTAAGAACAAATTATGAAAACAATGAACAATTTGACTTGGATCGTTTTATTGATGATATTAATGATATTAGACGGGGCAGAAGATATCCTTCTAATAGAAATGCACATCCCCGAGACCGATCTAGAATTTATGAATTGATACCCAATATAATAAATAATTGGAATACCACTAATCCCAATTCTTCTATTGAAGAATATCTAGGAAGAGAACGCGGTCGTCTTGGTCGTGTTACATACGACAATTTTATAAACTCAACTATTAGACCAATGAATTTGGATCAGGATGATTTGGAATTATTAAGAACAAATTATGAAAACGATGGACGATTTGACTTGGATCGTTTTATTGATGATATTAATAATATTAGACGGGGCAGAAGATATCCTTCTAATAGAAACTTGTCCCCTCTCCGCAATCGACAACCAGATGTTATGTCGAATGGTAGTCTGCGTAGACAGGATGGATATAGTGGGTATAGAGATGGAGATAGTGGGTATAGAGATGGAGATAGTGGGTATAGAGATGGAGATAGTGGGTATAGAGATGGACCTCTGTATGCACCGAATGCCGATTATAGACGGGGTGGACCTCCGTATGTACCTCCGAATGTATCACCGTATGCCCAGGATGTAGTACAATATAATGATCCGAATGTCAATCCTGGTATGGGTGGACCTGGACAATATCAAACCCAAACTCCATGCCCCAACGTTATTGTGAATGTATATTCAAATGGATGTTCTGGGTCGAATGGTACGCCTGTAATCCAGTCGGCGGTCCATGGAACTGGAACTGGAATTGATGGAAATGGAACTGGATTTGGAAATGATGGAAATGGAAATGGAAATGGATTTGGAAATAGAAATGGATTTGGAAATAGAAATAGAAATGGAAATGGAAATGGAAATGGAAATGGAAATGGAACTGGAATTGATGGAAATGGAACTGGATTTGGAACTGTATTTGGAAATGATGGAACTGGAGGTATATTTGTACCTGTACACCCTGGACATGGAAATATAATTGATGAAAATGGACAACGACCTGGACAACATGGAACTGACACTAGAAATGTAAATAATGTAACTGAACAACAACCGTCTGGTACACAAAATTCACAACCCTCATCATCAACTTTAGCAATCGTTTCTGCTTTGACATCAGCATTAAATACAACGGGGTCTTCGATCTCGAATAATACACCATCACAACCAGCGGTTATTCCCCAGTCAAATGACGTACAAGCAGCGATTAATTCCTTGGCAATCGCGATTGCTGCATCCCAGAACAATGGATCGAATCCCATTCCTCCTGTGAATCCCCAAGATGCTGATGCGAATTCAGCAGGATTAGCAACAGCGATTGCTGCATCCCAGAACAATGGATCAAATCCTCCGGGTCCCCCAGTTGTGGATGCGAATTCAGTAGGATTAGCAACAGCGATTGCTGCATCTCAGAATAATGGATCAAATCCTCCGGGTCCGAGTCCGAGACCGGTTCCATCAGTTGTGGATGCGAATTCAGTAGGATTAGCAACCGCGATTGCGGCATCTCAGAATAATGGATCGAATCCTCCGAGTCCGAGACCGAGTCCATCAGTTGTGGATGCGAATTCAGTAGGATTAGCAACAGCGATTGCTGCATCCCAGAACAATGGATCAAATCCTCCGGGTCCGAGTCCGAGACCGGTTCCATCAGTTGCTGATGCGAACACAGTAGGATTAGCAACAGCGATTGCGGCATCTCAGAACAATGGAATTCCTACTGTGATTCCATCAGTAATTGATGGAAACTCTGCTGCTTTAGCAACCGCAATTGCTGCATCCCAGAACAATGGACCGAGTCCGAGTCCGAGTCCGAGTCCATCAGTAATTGATGCGAATTCAGTAGGATTAGCAACCGCAATTGCTGCATCTCAGAACAATGGAGTGAATCCTCCGGGTCCTCCGGGTCCCCCAGTTGCTGATGCGAATTCAGTAGGATTAGCAACGGCGATTGCGGCATCTCAGAACAATGGACCGAGTCCTGGTCCTGTGATTCCCCCAGTTGTGGATGCGAACTCTGCTTCTTTGGCAACAGCGATTGCTGCATCCCAGAACAATGGACCGAGTCCGAGTCCATCAGTAATTGATGCGAACTCTGCTGCTTTAGCAACCGCGATTGCTGCATCTTTCGATGATAAAATGTCCTTATACGAGATATTAGTTAAATTAACAAATGAGGAGGCAAAAGAATTTCTTGTAACTGATAGTGATAATCGATATGAAAATTATTATAAACAAAGAGACACATACAGGGCTAAAATAGAAAAAGGTATCATGGATGAATATGAATCTGATGAATTCATACAATTAGACAGTGAATTATATAAAAACCCAAATGCTAGTCCCATAGAACTTACCGATGGTTTTTTAAATAAAACAAATCACGCAAGAACTGACCCTGTATATGTATTCATGCTTGGTATGTTATTAGAAACATGGAATTTTGCAGACTCTCAATTGTTAATTAAATATACCGATCTCGATAATAAGTCGAAAATTAATACTTTCAAAGAATACATTTCTCAGTTATATTCAGTAATTGATAATTTAATTACCAAAATTATTACTCCAACAACCTCTGTACAAGATGTTATCAGTAATTTTGACTTTTAATATCTACTAGTAGGATCTCAAAATATTTGTTGGTTCAGTGAAGTGAAAGATGTGGCGAATTGAGTCAAACCTGTGTACATTCATGTATAATAGTAAAATTTGTGTCGCGAATTTTTCTACATATATATATTTTGGTTTATTAGTAAAAATTTTAATCTTTACTAATAAAAGTTAACTAGTTATATTTCGTAAATTTAAATAAACGTATATTATAAATAAATAACATACTAAACCTGAAATAATGGATGAACAAATTATTACCGGTCTTATGAACAAACTCAAGTGTGATAACGAAAACAAACAATTATATTTGAATTACTTTCGCAGTTTGTTAACACCGGGGGCATTTCAAAATTTCGTAAGCAAGATTAATGATACTGTAAAAAATTTACCACCCATTGAAAAAGATAAGAAAACAAAAAATATGACAAATATCACAACCTATTTTTCAAATTCTGCTGGACGAGAAGCAGAAGTTCAAAGATGTATACGCATAATAGATGAAGAGTGCGGATCTATCCCCACACCCCCAGATAATCCATGTTTGGTAAATAAAACAAGCGCATTAAACTGTATTTGTAATTTGCCCAAGACCGAAATACCGAAATACATAGAGTTCTTTACATACTGTTTGAATAACCTAGGTTCTAGACCGTCAAACACTTTAAAGGACCCAAATTTTAATTCTTTGAATAAAGAATTATGCAAAATTATAACTGATACTATTACGCCAAATACAAAAATAAACGATTATAATAGCATAATTGATAAACTAAAAGAATGTGCAAAACCACCCCCAACCCCACTACCAATCAACATCAAAGACGAAATTTGCAAGTTATCAACCAACGACATCAAACTTAAATATTTGCAATACATTCATAACTCCATCAACACCCCAAGTCCCAACCAGATCACCGGTCTAGATCCCAAAATCACCGAAGCGATTGATAAACTTTCCCCAAACGAAAAAACAACATTAAAGAACGAAATAATAACTGCCAGCAATTGCATTAGTACACCCCAAACTGTAAGTTGTCCATCTGATAAGAACAAAATACTCTCCCTTATCGAATTCATCAAACGAATACAACTCTCATCCGATACATTTTATGATCCTGAAACCATCAAAAATGATATAATTGTTTTAAAACTAAAAGACACCACTCAATTTAACAATTTGATCAAAGAGTTTGTTAAGTGTTATATTTGTCATGATAGTACCCCCGATACAGAAAAACTTAAATATTTGCAGTTTATTAACAATAATACCAATATAGTTGAATTAAACAACACAATTAAAGGTGAATTGACGAATTTGTCGGATCAGCCAAAACGAGATTTCACAACCCATATTACTAATTGTCTCGGTGAATCTTTTGATATAAAAACTATATGTACTTCGGCAGACGTCATTATATTAAATAGTATTGAATTTATCAAAAAAGTATGGACTCCCAATACTACAATCTATTACGAAACTGTAACTGGGTTGGATGAAAATTTAGTCGTCAATATAATTAAATACAGATTGAAAACCCCGGGTTCTACTGATGTCAGCAGCATAATCAATAGTATCATCGAATGCTGGGTTTGTAAACCCACTGACGCAAAAAAACTAGAATACATAAAAAAATTATCCGGTATTTCATCAACAAGTATAAGTACGACTGAAAATAGTATTTTAAGTGAACATAATAACACAACTACACTCATACCACAAATTATCGGTTGTCTTTCGAATATTACGAATGTTGATATATCATGTAATGCCCAATCCCACCCAGAACAAGTGACTAAACTGCTTAAGTTTTTAACCGATTTGAACACCGCAAATTTACCACCTACTGATGTACTCAACCTTCAAAAACCGAATATCATCAACGGTGATACGTTTCAAAAACTTCAAATCGGCAAATTAAAAGGGACTCTGTCAATTTCAAGTATCATAGAAAACGTCACTAGTAGATGTGTAAAACCTAATCCAACAGATCCATTGAACGTCATCATATGTCGTAAAACGAACATCATAAGACTCGGTTACATAAGATATATCGATTCATCCAACACAGATGGCATCATCACTAAGTATGGGTTGGACCGGGATATATGTACCCGAATTACAA